GTGGATGGGCCGACGACAAAAGATCGGGGCGAGTGGGGCGAATCCCTTATCGACCTTATCGTGGATGAACACAAGCATTACTGGCTATACTGTTTCCTTGGAATGACCCTGAGGGGCATTCTGTGGTGGACTCCCGTGGCCGGGGTTTTTGTGTGGTGGTTCTCGACCCTTGGCGGCAAGGACTTCAACTCGGAAATCCTTCTTATGGTAAGCGCCTACGCCGCCGTCATCGTGTTGGGCCTGGGCGTCCTATTCCCGCTCACCTACTGGCTTGCGTCCAAGGTAGCCCCCCAGTCTACCGACTATGTGGGATGGGCTGAAGGGCTCTATGGCGCCCTCTATGGGGCGGTTCTGAGCCTTGCGGTCCTGATGGTCATGGTGATTATCGCCCTGAGCCACCTATGATGATGAAGAAATGGTGGCTTTCTCTGTGGCGGCGGATTCGTCCAGGTCGCAATGACCATCTCTACTACCCAAATACCCACTTCTAAAGAAAAGGTCTGGCCTGTAGCTCAACGGTTAGAGCGGGCAACTTATAATTGTCAGAACCGGGTTCAACTCCCGGCAGGCTAAAAACCTCTAAATACCCCTAGCTTTCTGCCATCCAGAACTAGGGGTATTTTCTTTGGCTGTTTCCCTGTTGCCGGTGGATGTAGATGTCCAGACCTTCTTTAATTGGGTCACGGCAACAAACACCATCATCTCTACTATCAACACCGTCGTGGTCACTGCGAACTCGGCGGGCTCGACTACGACCGGAAATGCCATTATAAACGGCGTTTTTGCCGTAAACACCGGGGTCATCGGAGTACTTCAAGGCGGGACGCTCGGCGTCCCTGGCGTGATAAATCTTGGCTCGAATGTCGATTTTCTCGGCAACAAGCTCTCGGGCAACAACAGCTTCTTGATCAATGTCGGCTCAGTTGTAAGCTTAAACTCGACGGTAATCGTCGGAAATACAATCACCGCCGTTTCGGTCACGGGCAATCAGGTTTTCGCAAATACTGCCTCGGGAAATATTTCAAGCTTTGTGACCCACACCGGAAATTCGGTCACAACAAATACCGCCTCGGGAAATAACGCCAGCTTTGCAAACGTCGCCGCCACGGCTCTCCTAAACGTGGCCGGGGCTTTCTTCTCAGTAAATTCCAGCAAGCTACACTTTAATGGCTCGGACTTCACAAGTCTTGTGCCTTTCATCAATATCTCGAATAATGGCGTGGCCGTTGTCACCACGACAAATGTCAATTTTAAGAGTCCCGACAGTTTCATCACTTGTAATGTCGTAAATCAAGGTGGAAACTGCGATATCACCTTTACGGTCAACACCTCGGGGACGGCCGGGTTGACCCTTGGGGCTTCGGCGGCCAACACCATCATCTATAATGACGGGGGCTCAACCCCGAATGGCGACGTTTCCTTCCAATTTTTCAAGGGAAACACCACGGTCAAGATGACAAATGTCATCGTGGTGACAAGCATCGCCGGAGGAAATCACTCGGGAGACCGGCTGACCTTTACTGGCCCGGCAACCCTGAATGCCACGACCTCCAACTCTCTAGTAGTCACGACAAACGTCAACGCCAATCAGCTATACTGCAACTCAGTAAATTCTATCACGACAGCGACTCTAAACGTCGCCACCATCAATACAGCCACGATAAATTCCGCTTCGGCAAATAATCTTGTGGCAAATACTATCGAAGCCAACAATATTCTTATTGCGAATACTGGGGCTCCCACAACAAATGTTGTCACGGATACAGCGATTTACTTGCTGGCAAACACGAATGCTTCCTGGAATCTTCACGCTTGGGGAATCGGTGCTTATCGAGCAGCCGAGTACTTCCTGACAATTTCCGACCAGAATTCCACAAGCTATCAGGCTGTGAGGCTTACGGTTATACATGATGGCACCCACGTCCAGCTAAATGAATACTCGATTCTGGCCACAAACGCCACCTACACCACCCTTTCGGCTTTCGATGTCGATATCACCGTCTCTCAGGTGGTCCTCAAGTATATCAGCGCCTCAACCAATACCGTCATCCAAGGCAAGTGCACAAGGATTGGGGTGTAAATGGCTCAGGTTTTTAATATTTTCATCGACCAGGGGGCCGATTTTTCCCAAGAGTTTGGAATAGAAGGGGACTTGGCCGGGGGAGAAGTCAGCGGAAAAATGCGCCGGCATTATGAATCGACAAATGCCGTGGCTTTCACTTGTTCTTCAAATACTTCGGCAAGCTCCATCACTATCCAACTAAATCATGTAGAAACCGGAAATCTTGTTCCGGGTCATTATGTGTATGATGTAAATATCGCTTATTCTGGGCCAAATACTGTCCAAAGAATTATCGAGGGGCTGGCGATAGTCAGTGCTTCGGCAAGCTATTAAGGAGAATTTCTGAGAAATGGCGATTCAAATGTCCTCGGGGCTTCGAAATGCCCGCCTCAACAACATCACGGTTTTCGGGGGAAATACCGCCACCACCATCAGCCCTACCCTAGGCATTTTCGGAAATGGCTCAAAGCCGGCTGACTGCCAAGCGGCGAACACCGGAACCCTCATCTGCACCATCCCTTGTGATGGAAACAATGCTTGGATGAACACTGCGGTGGCCGGGGTTTTCAGCAAGAACGCTTCCCTGGTGTGGGCCAATACTTCGGCCGGCACGACTAACACCGCTGTGTATTTCCGTATCTTCTCTTCAAATAACACCAATCTCGGAAACGTTGTGATGCAAGGATATTGCAACACCGTGGGCGGATCTCCCGGCGACTTGATTCTAGATAACCTTAGCATTGTGGCCACTCAGGCCGTCAACGTAACTTCTTTCGTAATTACAGACGGAAACGCATAAAAAATGGCACTTCAGCTCGAAACCAAAGTCCGCAATCTTCGGTTAGACACAACCGAAACTTACACCAACACTTCCCCGATTCTATCGATTTGGTCGGGGACAATTCCCGCTAACTGTGCGGCCTCGAATACTTCTGGGGGCGGATCTCCTACCAAACTTGCCACGCTTACTCTGCCCTCCGATTGGGCCGCTGCGGCCTCAGGTGGTACTAAAGCCAAAAGTGGTACATGGCAAGATACAGTGGCCGATGCTACGGGCACCGCTACTTTCTTCCGTATCCACTCGGCCCCCACCGGCCTTACGGCCAGCGCCACGAGCGCCGCAAATGACGAATGCGTCATCCAAGGTACAGTCGGGCAAGGCTCGGGCGATATCTCGCTGGATAATACCAGTATCGGCGCTGGACAGCAAATCACCATCACGGCCTTCACTCTGACCGATGGGGGGGCATAAAAAGGATAGACCGTGGCTGACACAAAATTTAGCGGCCTCACTGCGGTTGCGTCAGTTGTTGGCTCTCATGAGTTTTATGTAAACGAGTCGGGCACTAGCAAGAAAGCTAATGCCACCCAAATGGCTACTTATATCGGTCCATTTGATGCTTCTGATACTGTGCAAGGTAAAATTCAGCTAGCGGCCCAAGCCGACCAAGAAACTGCAACAAGTACTACTCTTGCGGTTACTCCTAGCATTGTCCAAAACCATCCTAGTGCTGCCAAATTTTGGTTATCGGGAAACGGCACTTCTACAACTATGGAAGCCTCCTATAACATGACAAGTTGGGCTCACACGGCCACCGGAGATTCCGATGGTACAATTGCCACTGATTTTTCCTCAACTTCGTGGTGCGGGGTTGTTAGCATCATGGACTCCACTGGAGCATATACCGCCGCAAACATTACATCTCAAGGTTTTGATGCTCGAGCGGCCGGAACGTTTGGGGTTCGATGTGTTCTTATGACTGAGGGAAACGTCACAGCCTATGCCAATAACGACCCAGATTGGTGGTTCGTTGCTGGATTTGGAGACCAATAATGGCCGACACAAAAGTTAGTGCCCTTACTGCTGTTTCCTCTGTGGCCGGCACAAATGAGTTTGCTGTAAATGAATCGGGCACCAGTAAAAAGGCTACGGCCGACCAGATTGTAACGTTTTTGGGGGGCACCCCCGCTGCCGCATCAACCAGCGCCAAGGGAAAAGTCGAGATTGCCGTCCAAAGCGAGATGGAAGCCGGCACTGATACTGGGCGAGCGGTGGTTTCTGGAAGACAACATTTTCATCCTAGTGCCGCAAAATTTTGGGCAAAGGTGACTGGCAACTCCACAACAATACTAGCCTCCTATAACATGACAAGTTGGGCAGACACGGGTGTTGGGGATGCCGATGGCACAATTGCTACTGACTTCTCTAGCACAACTTGGGCTGGACTAGTTTCTATCATTTCAGCTTCGGGATGGAGTGCTTCTGTTCTAACTAATGCCGGATTTAATGCCAAAGCGGCGGGCACTTTTGGGGTTCTGTGTGTCAATTTTACAGAAGGGGCAAACTCAACAGTTATCGTCTTTGACCCAGATACTTGGCTTGTCATAGGATACGGAGATTTTGCATAATGGCGGCTTCTATGATTAGCCAGCTAGGCGCTGTTGCTTCTGTAGCCGGCACCAACGAGCTTGGTCTTAACGAGTCTGGCACAAGTAAGAAAGCTAATGTAGACCAGCTATCAACTTATTTCTTTGCTGCGGCCTCGGATACTGTGGCTGGAAAAATCGAGATTGCCGACCAAAGCGAGCAAGAATCCGGCTCAGATAATACTAAAGCCGTAACTTCCGGCCGACAACATTTTCATCCTAGTGCAGCCAAATTTTGGATTCAGGCCAATGGCACCAGCACAGTCATGCAATCTTCTTATAATATGACAAGTTGGGCTCACACTGGCACTGGGGATGCCGATGGCACAATTGCTACTGACTTCTCTGATGCTAATTGGTGCGGAATATCATCTATTCAAGTTCCGGCCTTGCGCATGTCCGCATGCACATCGGCTCTTAATTCTCAATGCGCAAGTGTTGGATTTAATTCTCAAGCAGCTGGTACTTTTGGAGTTTTGTGCTCTCGAAATACTGGAAATGGCACGGCCGTTGTCGATCAAATTGACCCCGATTGGTATTTTGCGGTCGGTTATGGAGATTTTGCATAAACACACTAAAAGAAGACTTTGAGGATTTTTATGAGTATTAGAAAACCCGATGTTGTTACAGTTCTCATCCATCGTGTCGATGGGGGAGTAACCCTTATGCGAGTTGTCACTACTGAATATCGTCCGACGACTTTGGCTGAAAAAGAAGCGGGACATGGAGAAAGAATCGCCAATTGGACGATTGAGCCAACTGAAGAATATATCAATTCTATTATCAAAAAGCACGATTGGCCTCCGGAGCTTCAGGCAGTTTCTTGGGATATCGTGCCCGATGACGTGAATGAAGGAGTTGACCACCACTTCCGAAATGCTTGGAAGAAAGACGGCAAAAAAATTGGCATTGATATGGTCAAAGCCCGTGATATTCACCGGGAAAATCTTCGAAGAATGCGCTACGGGCCTATGGAAAAACTTGATGTTGATTACCAAAGAGCCGATGAAGTTGGAGATATTGAAACAAAAATAAAAATTGCTAAACTTAAGCAAGAACTTCGGGATGTAACCAAACACCCCGATATCGAAAATGCACAAACCCCTGAAGAGCTTAAAAAGGTTATTCCCGACATTCTAAAGAGGTAATAGGTGGCCGACCGTTATCTCTTAGAAACTAGTGCAACAGATGGATACCTTCTAGAAGACGGCACCGGCGTCCTTCTTATCGAGGGTATCGTCGATGATAACGGCACTCTTGCTTCTACTCTTGGCGACACGACAGTTGTCGGCACTGGTACAAATCTCACTCACATCACTGCGGCTGATACTATCCCGGACACGACAGTTGTCGGCACTGGTACAAATCTCACTCACATCACTGCGGCTGATACTATCCCGGACACTACGGTTGCCGGCACGGGAGGCGTCCTTGTCCAGGCTACAGCTTCCGATACTATCCCATCCACAACTATCGCCGGGAGCGGCCAAGTCCTTGTCCAGGCCACCGAATCCTCGACGATTGCCGACACAACCGTAGCCGGAACCGGAACTAACCTTACCCACATCACAGCGGCCGATACTCTTCCAAATACCACAGTCACTGGCACGGCCACAAATCTTGTTCAAGGCACCGAAGCCTCGACTCTCGCCGACACTACAGCTTCAGGAACCGGCACCAATCTCACCCACATAACCGCCGCTGATACTCTTCCGGATACGACGGTTGTCGGAACCGGCACGGTTGAAAATAGTCTTATTCATTGCACTCTTGCCTCGACTCTTGACGATACTACGTCTTCAGGCACAGCAACCAATCTCACCCACATAACCGCTGCTGATACTATCCCCGACACTACTGTTGCGGGTACTGGACAAGTCCTTGTCCAAGCGACTCTTGCCCGCACTATCCCCGACACCACAGTCGCCGGCACAGCTACCAATCTTGTCCAAGCGACTCTTGCCCGCACTATCCCCGACACCACAGTCGCCGGCACAGCAACCAATCTCACCCACATAACCGCTGCTGATACGATTTCAGACACCACAGTCGCTGGTGTTGGAACCAATCTTACCCACATAACCGCTGCTGATACTATCCCCGACACCACGGCATCGGGCTCTGGACAGGTTCTTATCCAGGGAACTACTAGCTCCACAATCGGAGCCACAACTTGCTCAGGTACTGGCCAAAACCTTACCCACGGCCAAACATCGGACACTATCGGGGATACTACTGTCTCGGGCCTTGCAGCAGCCCTCATCCATGCTTCATCTGCTCAGACTATCCAGGATACTACTGTTGCGGGCACAGCGACCAATCTCGACCATGCTACTCTCGCCCAGACGATTCCCGACACTACTGTGGTGGCGTCAGGATCAAATGAGGTTTTCACCCAAGGCGATCTTAATTCAACTCTTGAAAATACAACAATCTCGGGTCAAGGCGTATCTCTTATTCATGCCCAATCTAGCGCCACAACCCCCGACGCCACTAGCTCAGCAACTGGCCAAAATCTTACCCACATAACCTCTGCCGACACTATCCCGGATACCACAGTCGCCGGGACAGCCCAAAATCTCGACCATGCCTCGCTTGCTCAAACTATTTCGGATGCGACAGTTGCCGGGACAGCCCAAAACTTAGACCACGGTACAGTTTCCAGCACGCTTGAGGCCACAACGGCCTCGGGCCAAGCAACCAATCTCGATCAAGGTACGCTTGCCTCGACAATCGGGGACACGACTTGCTCCGGTACTGGCCTTGTCATCTTCCCCGAGATTGGCATCACTCTCGACATAACAATTCCGGACACCACGATTTCGGGCCAAGCAACCAATCTAGACCACGGCCAGCTAGCATCAACCTTTGGCGATTCCATTTCATCGGGAACCGGACAGGTTCTTGTCCAAGCTATTTCAAATTCTGTGATTGATGATTTGCTAAGTGTCGGTCAAGCAATAGCTTCAAGCAATCCACACATTTCAAGAGTCAAGAAGATTTCTAACGAAATTGCAGTAACTTTCCCCAGTAGTGCAAATGGGTCGCTTGTAGACCCTGTTCATAATATTTCCGGGATAAGCGCCATTTCAACTAAATACCCCGTCATCCGGGTCCGAAAAAAATAATCCGCAAGGAAAGATAATGCGTAACAACAATCCTCGCTCCTTTAATAACCTGACTACCGGCTCTCCTCGGGATCGTAAGTCGGGCGGGGGTACGCCGGGGTCGCCGCTTGTCACGGGGAATCGGGATATCGTAGTCACCCTACAGCCGATGGATAACACCGTTTCCGAGGCGGCAAATTCGGCCACTTTCTTTATTCTTGCTGAAGCTCGCCCGGTCGAACTTTCTAATTCTATTTCCTATCAGTGGTTTGTAAATGGCGAAGAGATTGCCAGCGATAATGCTGACTGGAGTGGGGCAAATACCGCAAATCTTGCGCTTGTGGATAATCTTCTGACCTATGCCGATGGAGCCGATCCCGGCCTTCTTTATGTGGTGATGAGCACAAATGACCGGACATTCTATCGGTCGCAGGCCGCAAATCTTATTGTTGCTACTGCCAATATCACCATCTCTCCGGATGCTGCCAACCTGACTATCGCACGGGGCGGGGCTTTTTTCATCAACGTCGGCGCCACAACCGATGCCAGCCCATCCGTGATTCTTGATTACAGCTGGACCTTTGCGAATGGCACAGCCTTGGTGGCCAATGCCACCCTCTCGGGTGTGACCTCGAATCAGTTGCACATCACTGACACCGGCTATCAAGTGTCGTCCAACCTTACGCCAAACTATTTCTATTGTGTGATTACTACGCCGGGCGGGGGAACGAAGAACACAGCCAACGCCACCGTATTCTCAGTCAACGTGGATACAATTCCGGTGGCTTGCTCGGTATCAGCTCCGGCAGCGGCCACGTTCACTCTTGCGGCTAATTGCCGACCAGCTGGCACTCTGGCTTATAGCTGGAAATTCGGAAACGCCCAGACTGTGGTAGCAAACTCGCTATTCTCAGGCGTTTCAAGCAATACCTTGGTTCTCTCAAACTCGACCGGATGGACAGGTAACACCTTCTACTGCTCGATCTCTGTCACGGGAGCCACGGGTACGGTCAACACAACTCCAGTAGCCCTAACGGTGGCCTAAGGAATGACCGACGTAACTCTTATAATCACGAACCAAAACACCAAAAACACGGCACTTGGAGACGGCCCAGCTACCTCTACCGATGCTCAAAAACGAGCCTTGGTTGATGCTTGGGAACTTGATGGCAATGTTACTCGGGGTGGTAAGGTTGGTCTTATCGACAAGAAAGACGAAGTGGGAACAATCACAGCCTCGACCCCTTCGGACAACTCTGTAACGCATCCGGCCGCTGCAACTTTCCGCACTGTGGCGAATTCGGTGCCGACCGATACCCTGTCTTATCAGTGGTTTTGGTCAAATGGCTTGGCTCTTGTGGCCAATTCTCTCATGACCGGAGTTACCGCAAGCAATCTGGTGATTTCGGACAGCACCGGCCTTAATGGCAAGCGTTTCTTCTGCAATGTCACGACTCTCAATTATGGGGGCTCGGCCCAAACAGCAATCGCAAACTTGGCAGTAGCGTAAAATGATTACGATTCTCCTAAACGTCTTCAAAGCCATCGTCTGGCTTGTCAACCTTCTGCGGGCTCTTGGCGTTATGGCCATCCGACCATTTCAGCCAAAGCCAAAGCATCCAGCCAAAAAGAAATAATGGCGAAGCCGACTAAACCCGACAGACGGCCGGCTATATCAACCAACCCGCCTCCGCCCCCATCGGAGCGGGTTGTTACTACGAGACCTAAGATATCAAAGGTAAACTCGTAATGAAGATGAAACTGCGACAAATAATCCCTGAAGTAAAAATGAACTTTGGGTGGGATACTCCCGATAAATCTTCGATACATACTCGTAAGAACGGAAAGCTTCGAACGTTAAAAGGTTATGAGAAAGCCGTGGCGGCCTCGAAGCGACACGAACGGCCCGAAGAACTTGCAAATGCCGAAAGAGGGGGGACAGATTATGGAACGCTGTTTCGCCGAGACTAAGGAAAAGAGAAACCTATGAAATCATTCAAAGAATTTCTAAATGAAAACCTCGACGAAGGTAACTGGATTGCCAAGGCAGTCAAAAAGCCAGGAGCCGAGAAGGCAGCGGCCAAGAAAGCCGGGATGTCCACTCATGAGTACATGGAAAAGCACAAGCATGACTCAGGCAAAGCCGGTAAGCGGGCACGCCTTGGGCTGACGCTATCCAAGCTCAGTAAAGAGTCGGTAGAAGCGGCGGGAGATGGCAAGGTTGCTCCGCAGTCTTTCAACCATCTTAAGAAAGAGCCCCTGAATCCCGGCCACGTCGGGAAGCAAGAGAAAGACCCTCTCGATTGCCCCGCCGAGCATGAAGCCGGCCGAGATGCCCAGAAAGCTCACGGCAAGGAAGCCGAGGCAATCAAAGACAAGAAAACCCTATCCAAGATTGGTCTGTCTCCAAGGAACCTGAAGTCATAAAATGGCCAAACCTCAAAAACCCAACAAAGATAAGGCAACCGGCTCAAAAGCTCCGCCGCCAAAGAGACCGGGAACAAGGCGAAAGTGAAAAACGAGAATAGTCTTTTAGCTCGGGCAGCAGTGGGGCTTGGTCTTGCCCTCTGGAGAACGCCACAGGCTCGCACGGCAATTGGCCAAGTGTACAAGGGAGCCAAAGACATTGCGAATGCCCTCACTTCCTCAAATACCCAATCTTCCAATACCGGAACAACAACGGGCAAGATGGGGACAAATGACGGCTCGCCAAATGGCAGCTATGGGGGAAGTTTCGGAGGTAGCCCGTCTAGTCCAGGAACTCAACAAGATGAAGAATACAAAGGTAAGACGCTTAGGGATATTCTCACGCTCAAAGAAGACTGAGCCTTTGTCTCAGGCCGAAATGGTCTTTATGTTTTTCCAGATGATTATAGGGGTATCTTTTATTCTTTTTGTTTCTTACTGGATTCTATCGGGATTTGTTTCTCCTTGGCTTCGCTAAAGAAAACATCGATTCTCCGTTAAATAGAGGGCGCCCTGCGCCCTTTTTTCATTTCTAGGATACCGAGTGCCGATAGATCCAAATCCGCCCAGAAAGCTCGCCCTCGACCGAGGCACCCAGATCCAAGAAGTCATTTCGGTTGGGTCGAATGTCTATGTCAACACTGAGGGAATGTACTTTGTCGGTAATGCCCTCACCGCTATCCCCAATACCTATGCCAACTCCCAGGGCTTCTTTGCCAATGGCCCTCACATCACTGTCCAGAATAGCTCAGGCTTCTTTATCGACGGCGCCGCAGTAACCGGAGGCGCCGCTACTCCTGGCGGGAATAATCATGATGTCCAGTACAATGATAATGGAATTGCGATGGGGGGCTCCGATGGCTTCACCTTCGACCCGACCACAAACAATGTTTTTGTGGCAAATTCTATCACCGCAAATCAGGCGATTGCAAATCAATTCTCAGGAAATGATGTCCTGGCAAACACCGGGCATTTCCAGAATGTCGCCGCTAACAACTTCTCGGGAAATCATGCTGTTCTTGTAGACCTGACAGCGAATCAGGTCTTTGGTAATACTATAACAGCAAATGCCATTGTCGCAAATACCGGCGATTTCCAGAATGTCACGTCGAATAATATCCAGGGAAATGCTCTTTCTATCAACACCATTTCCGCTGTAAACGTCGCCGCTAACAACTTTACCGGAAATCACGTCTCAGTTGTTGATGTGACGGCCAATCAAGTTTTTGCAAACACCATAACCGCAAATATCGAGCTTGTGGGCATCACGATAAATGTCGGAGCCAACGTCTACCTAAACTGCTCGACCCTGTTTCTTGGAAACTCCACTGTCAACTTGGTGGCAAACTCCTTACAGCTTGCCATAGCGAATTCTACCGCCTTGTCTACTATGAGCGTGGCCGGTTTTGCGGCCGGGGCGAATACCACAGCCAACCTGACCGGGGTTTTCCTAGGCAACTCGACGGTCAACTCTCTGGCGAACTCCACAACCCTAGCGATAGCTAACTCCACGTCTCTCACAACCCAAAACACGACTGGCTTCTTTGCTGGAGCCAACGTCAGCATGAATCTCTCGACGGTCTTCCTGGGGAACTCGACGGTCAACACTTCAATCAATTCGGTTTCGGCTACAGTACAGAACAGCACCGCTGCTGTTGTGACAAACTCCCTTGGCTTCCAAGCTGGGGCGAATGTGGTGGCGAATCTTACCGCTGTGGCTGTGCAGAATTCGACCGTCAACACGATTGCTCTTGTCTCGGGGGTCACTACCCAAAACTCCACAGCTGCCGTGGTGCTCAATTCTACCGGCCTTGCGTCGGGAGCAAACGTGGTGGCCAATCTCACGGCCTTTGCTGTCCAGAACTCGACGGTTAACACCGTCATCACCATCACCACTATCACCCAGCAAAATAGTACCGCTGCTGCTGTTTCGAATTCGACAGGCTTCTTCGCTGGCGCAAATGTCGCAATGAACCTAACCCAGGTTTCGGTGGGACCAAACAACTTCATTAATCTTTCCAGCATGTTTCTTGGAAACACCGGAAACACCCTCATCAACTCCACCGGGATTTTCATCGGGGCCAATGTTGTCTGCAACCTCACCACCATGTTTGTGGGAGATGGCTCAGCAAACACCGTCCAGAATAGCTCAGGCTTTTACCGGAATGGCTCTCTCATCGGAGGGGGAAGCTCGCCGGGGGGCTCCGATACCTTTGTCCAGTTTAATGACGCCACGACCTTTGGAGGCACCGCTGGCTTAACCTTCACGAAAGGGACAAACAATGTCTTCATCGGCAACACCCTAAGCGTCGGGGCGAATACCATCGCCAACCTGACCGGAATCTTCCTTGGAAATTCCACGGTCAACTCTCTGGCGAACTCCACAGCAATCCAGGTCTTGAATTCCACGGCCACCGTGGGGCTCTCCACGGCTGGACTATCGGCCGGGGCAAACACCGTGGCAAACCTGACTGGTGTTTTCCTTGGGAACTCGACGGTCAACAGCTATGCCAACTCTATCCAGCACGGAATCGTGAACTCGACGGCAAACCTCATTGCCACTCCGATTTCAGTCACGGTGCAAAACTCCACAGCTGCCGTAGTTTCTAACTCCACTGGTCACTTTTCCGGGGCGAATGTCGTTGCCAATCTCACCGCTGTGGCCATCCAGAATTCGACGGTTAATTCTGTACTTCTGATTACAGGTCTTACTACCCAAAACAGCACAGCCGCTGTGGTAACAAACAGCACCGGATTCTTTGCTGGAGCCAACACCGTAGCCAATCTCACGGCGGTTCAATCTCCTATCCTTACAGCAACCTCGAATCTCACGACCAATACTCTTACTGTCAATACCATCGTGGCGGCGGGCTCGCCCATCAATCTTGCGGCAAATGCCACCTATCTTTTCAATATCATAAGATCCGATGGGTGGGCTCTAAGCCCTGTGGTTCTCTGGCAAGGAGTCAACACCACAACGAATAGCACTTTTAATATCAACTGGCAAAGTGCAATCGGAGGTTTTCAAGATACTTGGCAATATTTTATTTTGGACGTTTTTTGCGGGGCCGCAAGCAGTAATCTTGGACTTCAGTGTCAACTAATCAATGCCACCGGATCAGTAATAAGTGGGGCAAATTATCAATGGGTATATGTGTGGAGTTTTACAAATTCCACCGCTGCTACTTCTGGTACATCTGGATTATTAGGAGATACAAATTTTCCTATTCAAGATGGTTCCCAAGGAATTTCTAATACCGCAAATTCTAGTGGTGTCCGAGCACAATTCAAAATTTGGAATCCTTATTCTGCAAATAATGCCCTTTTTGGAGCGACAGGAACAGGTTATCGACCTTATATTGATTTCACAGCATCATTTTTTAATTCTGTTGCGGCTGGCCCCGAGACCCATACGGGCACCGTTAGATATTCATCTACCGATGTTGGTAATATTTCTGGACTTCACTTCTTTTTCACAAATACAGTAGTAACTAATATAAACTGCATCCGAAGAAGTTGGACTTTGACTGGATTCCCAACCATGTACACAGCCAATGCCGGGCAGTAATTAAAGATGTGTAAATTCCGAAACCTCTGCGATATTCGAGAAGAAAGAATAGACGGCATTGGGCCGTGGCTCTGGATTGCCCGAGACAGCGGGGCGTGGGACGGCCCTAAAGGCGATTGGTACGGGGAGCACAAAGAGACCATCGGGAGAATCCCCCAAAGGCGCCTAGCCATCCAGGCCGGGGGATGCATGGGAATGTACCCAAGACTCCTATCTCAGTATTTTGAAACCGTATATACTTTTGAGCCCGACCATCTAAACTTCTTCTGCTTGTCCTATAATTGTCAAGTCGAGAACATTTTCAAGTTTCAGGGTTTTCTCGGGGATAACCGAAAACTTTGGGATTTGAATAACCAGAACAGAGATAACTGCGGAACCCACACGATCAACCTTCAGGAAGATTCAACAAACAGAAACATCCCGATGTTTCGAATTGATGATTTTGAATTTCAAAATGTGGATTTGATTTGGCTAGATATCGAATCATCGGAGATGGCGGCCCTCAAAGGGGCAGAGCAAACCATCCAAACCTGGAAACCCTGGATTATAGCCGAGCACGGGTTGCGAGTACAAGAGTACCTTTCCCTCTTTGATTATGAAAATGTTGGGTCAACTGGCCCCGACACCATCTTCAAACCCAAAGGCTAAATCTAAGTAAAACATGGCCAACACTGTCCCCTTGAATCTCGCCTTTGGACTAAATGTCGCAAACAACCTAATCGTGGACTCGACCAGTCTCACGACCAACGGCATGTCGGTAAACTCTACCGGAGTAGATATGACCGGCAAGATTCTTACCGTTGCTGGAAACTTGAATTCTAATAATCTCATTGCCAATACTGTCACTCATCTGAATCTTATCGCCAATCTTGTTTCTCAAAATGTTATTTCGGGAAATCTAGCGACTCTCAAACAACTTATTGCGAATGAAGCTTTTGTAAATTCTATCTCGGGAAATATTGCCACCGGATTTCTAAACTTTACTTCCAATCAGTTTTTTGTTAATTCTATTACAGGAAACAATGCCACATTTTCAGATCTTGTTCTCACAACTCTTGATTCTACTTCAAATCTTGTTTTTGGAAATGCCACAAACTATACCATTATGTCTCCCAATGGTTTTTACTTTGCTGATGGAAATGGAGTGGCGTCCCATATGCCAGCCGAAGTTCTTCTCCAGACCGGCACCGTTACGGGCGTTACCAACTTCACCGTGAACTTTGCCAATGAAGTAAATTCCAATCTATTTCCATCAATGAAATTGGTTGTAAAGTTTTACGTGGGGGGAAGCCCATCAGCCGATTATTTCGTTACTATGCAATTTTGCTCCGATGGCTCAACACCCACGACTTCGGGGTACCGATGGTCGAAAATCAATCTTGATAGCGGAGCTGGCAACGTTTTTGGCGACAGCCATACTTCAGATACTGCCCCAACTCTCCTGGATTTGGACAATAGTGTAAGCGGGAATCACTGCTATCAGCTTGAAATCTTCTTTCCCGATACCAAGAATGTTTCAGCAAATAAATCGGCTTTCAGTCGAGGCTTGGACTTCTGGAATGTGTCTTTTGGCGCAGCAACTCCATATATTGCTGGTTTTTGGCATTCTTCCATGAATCTAAAAGGAGTGAAAATAGCAATCACAGACGGGAACTTTACCCCTTGTAACTGGGCTTTAGTGGGGATTAGAGCATAAAATGGCCAACACCCAGCCTTTTAATATAGCCTTTGGCTTAAATGTCGCAAACAACCTAATCGTGGACTCTATATCTTTTGTGGCGAACAACTTTTCGTCAAACTCTTTAGGGGCAAATACTCCCCAGTCAGTTTCAAATTCGGTTATTGCCAATAACATCGTCGGAAACACTGCCCAGTTTTTGAGCCTTGTGGCAAATCTCATCAGTATGAATGTACTGTCTGGGAATATAGAAACCCTGAAAATCCTTACTTCTAATCAAATTTTCGTAAACGCCATTTCAGGAAATACTGGAAATTTCTTAAAACTCACAAGTAATCAAATTTTCGTAAACACCATTTCAGGAAATACTGGAACTTTTGGAAACTTGACAGTCAACAATTTTACAATCAACAATATTGTTCATGTGGGAAATTCCACAGTTTATACAAATGTTCATGCTAATGCCATTTATAAATCCGACGCAAACGGCTCGGCGCTTAGTGGACCTTTAGAGGTTGTTTTGCAAAACGGGGTGGTCACAACTGGCCCAAACTTTATGATCAACTTTTCAAGTGAAGTGACTTCGAATGCCTATAAGTGCATGAAATTGATTTTATCGAATATACAACTGGCCAGCGGCAGCTCAGACCTTAATCTTAGAATTTCTAGCGATGGGACCACGGCGCTCTCGGGAGCAAACTATAACTGGGGAAACTTTGGGTATGACTCAGTAGTGGGAGCCCAGGATGGCGATCAAGACCAAGGCGTAACTGTTGCTCAGCTAACCCAAAACGCTAACTCAGGCTTGACTTTTGGATGCGAGATAATATTCACAGATACTACTACTAACAGCCGAATAAAAAGTTGGCACGGACATGCCATGGGAGTTATCGGAACCGATCCCCAGTTTCGGGCATTGGCGGGTTTCTATAACTCTTCCCTAGTCCTTAAGGGAGTCCAAATTCTAGCAGAGACTGGAAACTTTGTATCTTGTAACTGGCTACTTCTCGGATATCGCTTCTAAATGGCCAACACCCAGCCCTTCAACTCTCCTCTCGGATTGACAGCCGCCAACTCTTTGGTGGTCAATGCCACCGCCCTTACGGCGCCGGGGCTAGTTGCCAATTCGACCGGCGTCAATGCCGGGGCCGCCACTATCGATAATGTCTCGGCAAACGTCATGCAATCAAACCTTGGGCAGTACATCTCCCTTATTGCCAATCTCATCAGTATGAATGTGTTGTCGGGGAATAATCAAACTTTATTGAGCATGACAAGTAATGAAGTTTTCGTGAATACTATTTCCGGAAATACTGGAACAAGTTTTCTAAATTTTACAAGTAATGAAATTTTCGTGAATACTATTTCCGGAAATAGTATCAGTATTCCGACCATAACAACTACTTTACAAAGTTCTGTTAATAGTATTGTTGTTGGGGGAAATGCTACCGCCCAAACTATTATTGGGGCGAACGGCATTTATGTTATTGATACTATTTCGGGGGCTACTCCTCAAAGAAACATGGCAGGAGAAGTTATTCTTCAAAGAGGTACAGTTTCTTCTGTTAATAACTTTTTAATCAACTTTGCCACCGAAGTAAATTCAGGACTTTTTAAGTCTATGCGAGTCGTTGTGGCAAATTTGGTTGTTTCGGCTCTTGATTTTGATATCACCTTTCAGTGGACAACCGATGGCACCGCAGGCGCTCTTGTAACCTCGGGATACAATTCTTCCGATATCACCATAGACGGATATCAAGCCAGTGGGGATGATGACCTTCAATCTCGCCCGACAGTCAATGCCTCTAACGGCAAACTCACAAGGTTTGGGGCGAATAATAGCTTTCGAAACTGGATTGATGTTTACTTCTATGATACATCAACAACCGCTGGCCGAAAATCTTGGGGTTCTTTTGGCCTCGGGGGGGTTGCAGAATTTAATGCCAGCACGCAAAATGTGCCTGCTATGGTTCTGGCGGGGGGATATAATACCAGTACCAGCCTTGTTATTAGAGGGGTGCAAATCCGCACCGCTAGCGGTACATTCACTTCTGCAAGCTGGACTCTGATTGGAAGGCGTTGGATATAATTAAGGTTATAAAATGGCTCAAATGATTGATGATGTTCACCAAAAGCTTATGCTCGGCGAAGTTTTTATCCATGATATAATCAATACTTTAGATTTGCGAGGCAAGCTCGCCCTCGATATCGGGGCAAACTATGGCCATTATGCCCGCTATCTGGCCGATGCCGGAGCTAAGGTTGTGGCCTTTGAGCCCGATGCCGATAACTTCCAAGGAATGCTAGATAAAGATGAAGGCGGCGGAAATATTACCTATGAGAAGACGGCGGTCGGAAACGTCAACGGACCAGTGCCTTTCTATCTCTGTCCTTTGAATCCCGGCGCTCATTCTATCGATGGTACTCTCCTAAACTACGATTGGGGTCATAGCAAAGAGCATATTATCCAAGTTCCTTGTGTGCGGCTCGATGACTACTTTTCTCCGGAAACCAATATTTCATTTATGAAAATAGATGTTGAGGGGGCCGAAGAAGGGGTTTTGCGAGGAGCCGAGAATCTTCTTCGAAAGACAAACCCCAAATCTATTGCTTTAGAAACCCACCGAACCATTAATTGTGATTCGATTTACAGGTTTATGAGTTCTATGGGTTATTACTTTTACATAAAAAGAAACAGCGATGACCGCAAAAGTTACATCGCCCAAGTTGATAGAATTTACACCGATTGTCATTATCTAATAACGAACGTGCCCCGATGAAATACGACCTAGTTCTTGTCAATCCCCCAAACGACACCAGCCCAAACTCGAACTTTGGAAGTGCCAGGGTAGCCGTCTTTGAGGATGAGGACAGCTCCCTTGTCTCCGAAGAGAACGGCTTGAGCCTAATCCCTCTCCATGCCGTCTACATGGATGAGGAAGTTGAGGCCAAGAATCTGCCGAGCATTCCCGAGAATGCTCCAAAGGTTGAGCTATCCGTGGCCACCTTCGAAAACTTTTTTGATCACCTACCAAAGGATGATACCGAGAAGGATGAGGCCGCCAACGCCATTGCCAAGCGTTTCTGGGAAATTGAGATAAAGGACGACTTTCCCAAAGAAATGCTCGGAAAACTTGTCTTCAAGCTCCATTCCCAGATGATATTCAATAAGAAGACCGTTTTTTATCCATATCTCAAGAAGCGGGTTCTTGAGCACGTCAATGATATCATTTTCAAGAGAAAGGCTGGAGTAGAACTTGGGCGGCCCTTGGAGAATGCCGAAGAAGCCCTTAACTTAGCATTTTGGCTGGTAGCAATTACAGTCGTGACAGACGGCATGACTTGTGTCTTAATCCATGACCAAGAGAAAGGGCCTTTGGTTCTGCCCAGGGGCTTGACCAAAGCGACGTGGTTTGGATTCCAGGGGACTCATAAAATAGTAAGCGACCCCCGCAAGAAATTATTAGAGGATAAAACAAGTGGCCGACTATAACGAGGCCAACACTGGGTTCTTGGTGGATGGGGTTTGGCAGCTCGCCCCTCCTCCCAATGATTCGGTCTTTAGTAATGGCGTATGGCTTACCCCGCCAGTAAACGCCGACGAAGCAAAAACATGCTCTTGTGGAAAATACATATTATGGGGCAGGTTACACAATTGTTCAAAGGAAAAAGATAATGTACTTCAAGGATTGGGTGGAAGAGAGTCTAAAGATTTGGAGTCTGATTCGGGACATGATTGTGGGACCGAAGAAGGAAGATGCCAGTGCGGCCCCGGCGTCTGGACACCCTGTACCTGTGGGCGTAAAGGCTGACCCGGTTATTCTCCAAACCTGGATTGACCTTCTCTTTAAGAATCCCACGCCGACTTACTGCACGCCGGCCGAAGACCTATCCACGAAATGCCAAGCAGTGCTTTCGTGGATAGATGACCATGTTGAGCTTGGCAATGAGGTTCCCAAGGATAGGGCCGAGTTTTACCACAATCACCTTCTGGCCCTGAAGCGAGACTGTGAAGTCCGCAAGAACGGGCTTGATGATGTGGACAAGATGCTGGCCGAATCTACCATCAGCATGCTTAAAGCTGTGTATACCTGTAAAGAGCCGTTCGGCGGCATGGCCCCCGTAACTTTCAATTTCCAGTCTTGGGATGAGATTATCGGGGACGCCAAGCCCACGAAGGCAGCCGACTTCCCTATTCAAGAACAGGATGACGAGCAAATCAAGGGCAAGAGGGGAAACCTAGGCTCTCCGGCTGTCAAGGTAACGGAACGCCCAGCTACCAAAAAACAGACGGTAAGGAAGCCAAAGAAGGGCAAGCTAACCGCCGAAGAGAAGCAATCCAAGGTACTGGCCGAAGTCTCGGATGCCGTCGTGGATGCTCACACATGGATGGACACCCTAATGGCCCTAGAAAAGGGCATGGAGCTTGATGTCAAGGAGACGATTGCCGAGGCTGAGCAAATTATGCTCAAGATTGGCTCGCTAACGGCCGAGGCTGTAAAGCTTGGGGTGGAATGGGGCCATGTCATCCTGGCCGAGGCCGAGGCAACCTTTGACGAACTTATGGCCAAGACCAAGGCTTTGAACGTCAAGCTCCAGAAGAAAGCCGGCAAAAAGAAGCCAGCCCCAAAGAAAAAGACAACCAAAAAGAAGTAAAAAGGATATATGAAAACGGTCCCCCCGATAAAATCGAGAAGGACCGTTTTCGGTGCGAAGCCCGCCGAGAATCGTGACAAACTCGGGGACAGCCTCCCCTTTACCGACCGGCGAACGCCCTGTCAAGCCTCAGACCTGGGGCATCCTGTCACATGGTATCGTTCACTCTTCCTCGATTACCTTTTCCATTATCTCGATAGCATCCCGGAAAGCGGCGAGAACTTGGGACTTTTTTGATACCATGGCGTCATTCCAATAGATAATACTTGAAGCATTATTGGAACCATGAATTGTTTGCATAAATGGGAGAAGATGATTAGCAGTAATTTCTTTACATCCATACTTGGCACGAGATTCGTCGTTTTCGAAAATGACACTTTTCAAGATGCCAGCGACAATCCAATCCCCAATAGAAACCCCCGATTCTTTTCGGACTTCATGAACGCCCCGGACTATTGCCCCTGATGCACAGAAGCGACAAGCTTCCTCCGAAGTGGTTATAACAATGTCTCCTTTGGCGTTTTTGGCATTTGCTTGGTGGGTCCATCCCCCCCGCCGAGATAAAAGCCCAAGGGCTTTCTTAAGAATCATAACAATATTTGGATAGTGAGCTTTCGGAATCCCCGACAGATATTCCCGTAGCTCAGCATTATTGGTATCCATGGTAAATACCCTATCCTTTCTGGAGTAGCCCGGCCCGCATGATACCCACAAATCGACAGGAATTCAAGGAGTACTGCCTGCGGCGCCTTGGCGCTGGAGCTATCAACATCGAGCTTACCGAAGAGCAAATCGATGACCGGGTGGACTATGCCCTACGCATGTTCATAGATTATCACTTTGAAGGCACGCAAAAGTGCTATTACAAGTACAGGATTCAGGCAAATAATTTTGGGACTGCTGTTTATAGTCTAGGACTTACTACGGGAGGAACCGGTTATGACAACACCGATATTATTGTATTCGATGCTGGGGGCTCTCAGCTTAGCTCTACAGCTAATGCTACTCTACTCACCAACGCCAACGGCACGATTACGTCGGTCAACCTAATCAGCAACGGCCTTGGCTATGGAGCCCCGGTCCTAGCAAGTGTCGTGCAGAGCGATGGGACAACCCCAAGCGGCGGGACCGGAGCTACCTTTGATGTCGTGATGGGCGGCTTTATTCCGATTCCGGACAACATCATCGGCATCGTGGATCTCTTCCCGGTGGGGGACCAAGCCGGGGCAAGCAACCTGTTCTCGCTCCGATATCAGATTGTCTTGAACGACTTGTACATGTTCAACAATCTGAATATCGTGCCTTATGTTTTTGCGAAAACAAATATCGCCCAAATCGAGGAAGTCTTGGTCGGCAAGCAGCCGCTTCGATACAACCGATACCAAGGGCGGGCCTACATCGACATGGATTGGAGCGCCATTAATCAAGGGGATTATGTGGTGCTCACTGCCTATGAAGTTATTGACCCCAACGTCTACACCAAAGTTTTCAGCGACCCCCTGCTACAAAAGTACGCTACGGCCCAGCTGAAACAGCAATGGGGAACCAACCTCTCTAAGTATCCAAACATGCCCCTAGTCGGGGGGATGACCTTAAACGGCACTCAGTTCTACACCGATGCAACGGCCGAGATTGCCGAAATCGAAAACAAAATGCAGAATGATTGGTGGCCGATGCCTACCGACTTTTATTCGTAAATCTAGAAAGGACTTAAACTATGCGAGTGATTATCCCCGTCAAGAATGTGAAGAAGCCGCAGAAACAGAAGAATGCAGCTAACGCCAAGCGCAACCAATCGCAAAAGGTAGCGGCAACAAACACTGGCGGAAAGAAGTAAAATAAGTGGCTATCGCCGCTCTAGCCTTCCAATATGCTGGGGGGACCGTAAAGAAGGTAATCAACACATGGTTTTTCCAAAAAGGGAAAACCATTTACGGTCCCTTCCAAAACCAAGACGATGCGATGACTTTCGCCAAGGGACTTCTCCCGGTAGCTAATACCTAAATACGGGTTATGAAAAAAGATCTTCAAAGCCCCCCAAAACCCCATAAAAACCCAAAAAAGCTTGGGTTTTATGATAAGCTGCGCAAGGGTATCCAGGGAATCAGAACAGAGATTGTCAAGGACACCCAAAGTTTCAAAGAAGACGTTTACGCCAAGGTAACTGACCCAAAGCATGACGAGACCAAGAAACAAATGTCGGACGTAAAGAACAAGATTTCCAAGGTCAAGGTCGATAAAGAAGGCCACACAGTCGGCATTCGAGAAGCCAAAATTACTCCGGCCCAGGCCCACGGAATTCTAAAACATGCGGGCGGATCTGACAAAGATTACCATGCGCTTACTTCAGGCCATGTGCATATCCTGAAACAGCAAGCTTCCATCTATGGGTACAAAAAATCAAAGAACGCCCCCGGCTCCAAAGCTCGGATGTTTCATCAACATCTAAAGCGAATCGCCTCAGGGGTTAGCGAAGATGTCATGAACTATGGAGCGCCGGCTCGCACGCTACCGGGCACAGGACAGACCCGAAAGCCATCTGGATACGGTTCCCCAGCCCGTGGCGGGGACGGGAACGGCCTCGGGGCTTCCAAGCAAGAGAAGCCGCCCGGCTATGGAGCGCCAGCCAAAGACCTTACGCCGGGCACCAGGGCAGGCATGCGACCAATCAAGATTGAATCAGCTGCGACCGGCAAGACTCTCCGGGATATCATCGGGGAAGAGGCAAAGGGTCTTGATTCCCTGAATATGAAAAATGCTAGAGTAAACCCCGCCCAAAAAGAATATCTGAAAAAAGTTGCTTCCCTAAAAAAGAAGAAATAAATGGGGTTCGGGGGCAAGTCCAATCCACTCTTTAATCTTTACGGCGCCAGTTCCAACGGAATCGGCCAGGACTTCCGCACGCCTGAGCAACTTCTTCTTCAAGGATTGATTACCGAGGCTATAGCCATTTATGGCCTTGACATGTTCTATGTGCCTCGCATCTTAAACAACCTGGAAAATCTGTACCTACAAGATGACCAAAGCTCTTATGAGGATGCTTACCAGATTGTCGCATATGTAAAGAACTATGAAGGATTCGGGGGCGAAGGCTCCCAAATGTCCAAGTTCCTTCTCCAGATTCGTGATCAGATTACGTTCACCGTCTCCACTCTTGCTTGGCTTGGGACAGTTGGGAAGCCCACGGGATTCGAGCGCCCCAAGGAAGGCGATTTAATTTACTATCCCCTGAATAATAAATGCTTTCAAATCCGGCACGTGGAAAACAAACCGATTCACTATCCTTTGGGAATCCTACCATCGTGGGATTTGCAGTGTGAGCTATTCGAGTACTCGCAAGAGAAAATCCACACCGGCATTCCCGAAATCGACCGTCTCTGGAAAGAGCGCAGCCTCGATATCTATGACTTCCTGCTAGTCAACGAAGATGGGGCCGCTCTGATGGACCAGCGAGGGCAATTCTTGCTTGTGGACGACTACGACTTCGATGGTATCTCGGGGGCCGGCAACAACGACGAATTTATCGACCGCTCGGACGATATCGTCAATTGGGATGCGGAAAATCCATTCAACGAGCCGGGCAACACTTCATGCCCGGACGACAATAACGAATGATTCAAAGCTGAAGCGGACTTACAACCTTGGCCATTATCAGATAGTCAAGGACTCCCAAGAGGATAGCTCCTCCGGCACAAGCCCCGACGATTATAAAAGTCAGTATAACCAGCACTTTACAAAATGTTGGGTACAAGCAATTCAAATTCCTATTTTCGTCCATATCAAAAGTCCTATAAAAGATGAAAAGCCTATAAGCAATAAAAGACAAACAATCAAGAAAAACCAGGCTTGGGCTTCAGTCAGGTACGGATGTTTCTTATAGTAGGCTATCTGCTCTTCATCTATTTGATGGCCCCAGCCCTCTTTCCATTCTTCAAACTCGGCCTTCCGTCTATCGTCACGGGTCCAGGCGCCTTTTCCATCCGGGCCTATCATAGCTTATCAATCGCCCTATTCAGAAGGTCCAGCACTTCCTTCTTTTTGCGCTTGGGGTGGTCATTCCAACGCATAAGGTCACATACAAGTGATCCCGTTTCCTTCTTCTTAGGAAGTTCATCATGGAGAGTTTTTGCGGCCAAGTCGAACGCATTGCATCCGGCTGACGACGGATTGAAGATGGAGACCCCATCCGGATAGCGAATGTTGAGATCCATGGCCATTAAGAGGCACATAGTCTTGCCCCCGAGCTTTTCTTCATTTCTTGTCCAATGGCCGGGTTTCGCCAAGTAGTCTCGGGTGGCGACCAAACCCTTTTTGGCGCTTTCTCTTATCACGAGATCTTGCTTCACTACGCTGGTCACGGTCGATAGCCTCTTTTTTGTCATCCGGGATTTCAAGGGAGTCGTCGATAAACTGGATTATCATTTTTGGTTCTTTCTTTGAGGACTCTAACAGCTTTTCGGATATCCTCTTTGCGCACCATAACGATTGGCAGCCTCGGGGGGAATCGAACCCAAACCATCTTCGGAGTCAAAGTCCGACGTACTGGCCATTGTACTACGAAGCCTCACCGATGTCAAACGGCTCTTTATACAATATGGGAGACTTCTCGCTGTCTGGCAAGAGCCCCGGCCCATCCCGCCAGTTTCACTTTCTGTTCATGAGTGAACGTTGGCCAGATATCTTTAATCATCATCGGAACCTCTTGGGTCCAATGATATTTTTTTGTTTCATGCCGTTCCCAGTCAGGACTGAGAACATCTTTATAAGGGTTTTCTTCTTCGGTCATGATCACCTTGGAATGGCAAGGGTGGCAGGAATTGAACCTACTCTTCCGGTTTTGGAGACCGATGTGCTACCGTAACACTTCACCGATTTGGAAGATAGAGTGGGAATCGAACCCACTTTGACGCAGATTTGCAATCTGCCGCTTGTCCAACCAGCCCTCTACCTATATTGGCGAGTCATAAGGGAATCGAACCCTTCTCACCGCCCTGACAAGGCGGGGTTTTAGCCAATAAACTAATGACCCTTTTTAACCGGTCCTTATTTATGGACTGACGATAGGAAGTTCCATATCGCCCCAGAAGCACTCTTGGCCGCATCAATTGCGATATCTCGTTTTCTATCGTCGATACGGTCGATTAGGCATTCGGCTTCGAAAGCATGGGATACGTCAGCTTTCTCATGCACAACGAAAAAGTCTAGGGCATGGACCGGAATTCCCGGCCAATTCTTCTTTATGCCCTCAATCTTTTCCCTGGACACATCCGGCATCTGAGACTCGTAGGCGTACAAAGCACTAACGCCTGCCTCATATGACCGATTGCAGCACAAGTCAAGAAAGGTGTCTCGGAAGTACAAGGCTTCAGGAGTCACCTTCTTCTTTCTATCAGCTTCAATCCCATCGATAAAGTTCTGCCAAAGGATGGGGTGCGGAGGCGAGTCCCCCAAGCCTTCTTCATCCATGAGGTTTTGAAGCAAAGAGCGCCGGTCGTCTCTATCGACGCAGTTGCTATGGACGCCGCTCACAAACCGGGGAAAGGCGTCCACAAACGGCTTGTACTGCACAGCGTAGTTTTGCAGTTGCGCCATCGAAAGCTTTCCTTCTGTCCAATCCCGATAGAAAGGATGGGAAAGCATTTTCTTGGCGTCGATTTGCTTCTGGATCTCTCTGAGAAGGTTCATGCGTTTCTCCATAGCGAAGTTGGTAGCGGGGGAGGGATTCGAACCCTCGACCTTCACGTTATGAGCGTGACGAGCTGACCTGACTGCTCTACCCCGCAAAAAAGTCTCCCGTTCGCAGCCACCACTGAGACATGCCTAGGTCGAAACAGCCGATGACTTGTTCGAACGCATCCCCACGGGACAACGGGGCATTCGAATTTGGTGGAATGCGGTGGGCTTCGAACCCACAACCCCCTGCTTGCAAGGCAGGTGCTCTCCCAGTTGAGCTACGCCCCCATATTGGGTTATTACTTAGTCTCCTCTTTCATCAATTTATTATAAACAATATTAGCAGCTTCGGAAAAGCGATAGCTATCTTCCGAGCAATCGGCTGGATCAAGACCACACGCCATTGCTTCTAAGATAATGCCCCACTCTTGAAAGGATAGCAAGGGCATTTTTTTATGCAATCGCTCTGCGGCTTTTATATAATCGGTATGCACGATTCCCCTAGGAAGGGACTTCATTTTTTTACCCAATGTAAACGTTACACCAGCCATTATTAAGCACTTCTACTCCATATCCGTTTTGATTTTTTCTTGCAACTTTAAGAACCTCTGCAAGCTTTTCTTCAGGAACTTTCAGCCACACATTTTCTGCATACCGAAGCCATCCTAGATTATGCTCAGAAAACTTCGGCAAGGCAAGAGCTAGAGCGCCCCCGAAACCAAAAGCAAAGAAGTTCCGCCGATTCATTGGTGTCTCCTTTAGATTGTGTGCGCTACGACCTTGTGGACTTGATCATAAGTCGGATTATCGTTGTCGGGAAACTTGGTAATGACTTTATCCATGCACGCTTCACACAGGTGATGGTCCCCGATAACATCTAGGTGCATCTCGACGTATTTCATCAGATCGACATGCGTTACCAAGTCATGGTTGTCCTGTTTGATGCTGGCGGCCGGATCTAGGTCATGATGATAGATGAAGCCGCATCCGTCACATTCGACTTTGGCTTCGATTGCTTTGAGTGCCATTACCGCAACCCTCCATATGAGAGAGAAACCGAGCGGCCCAGTTTGCCGGGAACTCCTGCCGCCGCTCGGGAGGTAGTAGTAAATCGAGGCCATGGGCCGGTGGGGTATCTTAGGCGAAGCTTTCGCTGTCAACCTTTTCCCATCCTCCGTTTGGTCCGCCACCACAGCAAACCCCAGTCATTTTGTGGTGAGTATTGACTGGCTTTCCTTACCCACACGGCTCCACAGTGCACTGCTTCAACGCCGCTGCCTCTTGGGCCTATTTAAGTGAAGCTAGAGGCTAAGTCAAGCCCCATCAATGATGGTCGTCAACTCTCCCATCGGCATAGATATCCACCACGACAGCCAGGAAAGGGGAATCTTGAGCGCCCGTCTGCATGTTATAGCGAGTACACTGACTCCAGTGATTCGCCACTGGCGAGGCTAGGCAGTTATAGCCAACCGGGTCGCCCCGATAACCTCTCGCCTCGGGAAAGAGTAGAGTGTTGCCGGTGGAGTTGGAAACCCAGACTGTCCAGGTGTGGCCAAAACTGTTGGTAAAAGTTTGAACTCGATAGCCAATCCGGCGATAGTCCTCCACAACAAGCTTCCATGGTATGATCACAGGAGCCGGGGCAATCTGAGGCGGAACAACCACGGCCGGGGGCTGGACAATCGTAGGAGGCACAACCACTGGCGGCGGCTGTTCCTCAACAACCACCGGAGGCGGAATTATTGTCGGTTGCTGCCAATCCGGAGCCGGAAGGATAGTCCCGCCCCAACCCCCTCGATAGGGCTCGATATAGCGTCCGCCCCGGAAGTAATGACCACCACCATGCCAATGTCCCCCGCCTCCGCCCCGCCAGTGTTGTCCACCACCGCCGCCATGCCAGTGACCGCCCCCGCCCCCACGAAAGCCCCCATGCCCGCCGTGGCCGCCACCGTGCCCGCCACCATGGCCGCCGTGGCCGGCTAAAGCAGGACTCAAAATCGAGGCCACAACTAGAGCTAGAGTGGCAATGAAGGTTGTCTTCATCGTAGGTGTCTCCTTTTTCCAGCCATAAATATGGTCGAGTACTCAACTTTACAAGGGATTCAACCATGGACGTTCTTACGCAATTTTTGCTACAAATCCTAGCTTTAATTCAGAATGCGGCAGCATCGCCGTGGCTTCCCCCTGTCATTGCCCTAATCGTGGGCTGGGGCCTTCCAACGCCGTCATGGCTTGCTTGGCTGTGGGGTGGCGTCATGGGCTTCCGAGCCGAGCTAACCACGATTGGTCAGCTAATTGACACGATTAACACTATCCTACAGGCAAACGGCTTAATTCCGGTAGACGGCCCAAAGGTCACTGAGAAGCAAGTTCGGGATGTTCTTGAGGGCAAAGTGAGCCTTGAAATGATGGTTAAGGTCCATCGGGCAACTTTGGCAGCTCATAATGCCATGAAGTAAGCGCAAAGCTTGCAAAAGGATAAGGGCCGGGAGGATTTCCCCGGCCCTTTTTGCGTCCACCCTACGTCTAGGCAGTCTGAGAGTCCTAGCCCGCCGACGCAATTTAGCGATTCCATTCCCTCTCGTCGTAATCACGCACAAAACGCAGAATGCGGTCGTACTCCTCAAGACCGGGAATAGTTGGGCTTCCCGGTCCAAGTATTTTACGTCCGTCTTCTGATGCAGCCCACTCCCGCCGTTCTCTCATTCGTCGCTCGATATAAGCAACGATTTCATCGGTCCGATGCTTCATTTCATACAACCGGCCTTCCCCAAAAGCATCCCACCACGTCGAGCGGATTAGCTTGATCAAGGTAATGGGCCGGCTAACCAAAGGAAGGATTTGCTGCTCAACAAGCTCCTTACACCACTTAAGACTACCGGGTTTGCCCGATTGTCCTACAGCCATCTCCTCGGTTTTTTCTTTCAGCTTGCTCACTTATTACTACTACTCACACTGCTTTTGAAGAGAAGACCACAGAGCACCAGCAATCCCCAAGCACTCCAGAAGTCAAGCTCTTTTACTACCGGGTTGACGAAGAGATTGGGAAGGACAAAATTCCACAACCACATGGTCGGGAACGCCATCAGAGCCCCGAGAAGTACACCTAAAGTGATAGTACCAAGAAATACCGTAGCAGCAGTGAAATAAACGTTCATAGCTTTCCCTCTTTTGGAAATTTAGTCAACACTTTACCTAAACCAAGGTCTTTAATAACCTTGCGCACGTAACTGAGGTTTTCTTTTTCAACCTCAACTTCTATAACTATCATCTTTTGTTGTTTTCGCCAGCGCCGAATCAGGACGGCAACATCTATATCCTCAGGAACTCCCATCTCTCGGGCGGGAACACCGTCATCGCCCTGCCAAAGTATTGGCCCAAGGGCTTCGGTATCATAGATGATATCAGGGTCGGGACTTTCGTCAAACTCTTCATGATCCCAATACCAACAACGGGGCGTGGGAAATTGGGGCCAACCTCCGGTTTCATCATCAAGAAACCGGATTAACTCCGAACCTTTAATTTTCATTTCTTCCTCAATACCAAATGTTCAATATCAATCCCTTGAGGATTGGAGCCATAGTTTTCTTTTATCCAAGGCGAGACTTTTCTTTCGTCTCGCCCTGGAAAGCATTTCACTACTAGATAGCCCCGTCTTATCGGACAGTACTCTTTGATAACCCAGATGCTTTTCATCTGCGGCTCTCACGCCCCGTCATCTTCCTCTTGGTGCACTAGGCGGATAGCTTCGCTGTATCCTTCCCAGTTGTCAACCCCCGCCGCTCGCAACGCCTCTAATTTGCGCTGGGCAAGTTTTAGGGTCTCATATTCTCGCTTAGAGATGGTCACTTCTTCGGCAGACATGTCTTCACTCCTCGGGGGCTGCCTGATTAGGTTTCTTCCTTAGCAAGTCTTCCCTTAAGCCTCGTAGGTGAGGGAAGTCCTTGCATTCCTTAATTCCTGCGATGGCCGCTTCCATAAGCGGGAGAGTCAGCTTAAAAAAGTCAAGTTTTGATTTTGGAAGCATAACAACTACTTCAACGTCCTCGGTCATGAATATCTAAAGCCTCTTTTATTTTGGATTGTATATTTTTCTGTCCCTTTTCATAACTTCGGGCCAAGCGTATTGCAAGGAGATTTCGAAACTGCGATAGAGAAGACTGGTAAACTTTATAACGTTTGTTATTGTTCAAATTATCCACATAATCTTCCGGAGAAACGTGAAGGGTGCTGTGTTTGGATGTAACATCATTAATCCACTCCAGCCGTTGGAGAAGTTCGTCGGCTTCAGCAAAGAAGTCATCATCGTTTTTCATAGTCTTATGTTCCTATGTAAGTCGCCCTTGGCCGGCACTCCGCTGGATTCTTTTGTGGCCGGGCCGCCCTTCACATACCGCAGATAAGTATACCGCAAGTCCTTGGCAAGGACGGCTAGACGTTTCATGGCCCGATGCCAACCGATGTACTCGGGGTCTTCAAAGGATGCCTTAACTGACTCCGGAGTCATCGTGGGCATCGCAACTCTCAGCCGAGCCGCCGTGGCTTCCTCTCGGCAAATCTGGGCAAGAATTTCCAAGACTTCATCAATCCCGGCTGTTTTAACCAGATTGTGAAGATCATTTCTCTCATGAGGAAGCATGGTTATCGGGGTCCAGCGTACTGGTAGAAGTTGGGTTTAGCTTGAAGGATACTCTTGGCTTGCAGAAGATAGGAGATGCACTGTTGAACCTCTCGCAAGCTGTTGTCGGGAAAGAACCGAGCAACATCGTTAGGTTGCAGCAAGGCGTTTGGGTACTTCTTAAAGAGCGCCAGCACTTCAGTACTAAGAGCGGCGGTTGCTGCCAAACTTGCTGCGGTAGCCATTAAGATGTCCTCATCGTGTCTCTCTCAAGATATTTACAGACGGGAGCTAGGCGATCCTAGTTGCCTTGTCAAGGAGAATAGTCGTGTCGAAACGCAAGTAAGTCTAAATATACTTAATGGCACTCCTACCGACAAAAGACATCCTACACGAACACCTTTACTATCAAAAAGGTGTTCTTTATTGGCGCATTAATATGAGACGAAGACCGGCAGGGAGCGTAGCCGGTCATGCCCCAAAAGGGGAAAAAGATTATTGGGTTGTTGGAATCAACAAAAAGATTTATCGGCGCTCCAGACTAGTATGGGTATATCACCACGGCGATATACCTGATGGTCTTGTTATAGACCATATAAACCGGAATCGACAAGACGATAGAATTGAGAATCTTAGGTTAGTAACAAGAAGACAAAATCAAAGAAATCTAAGCAACCAATCTAAGTATGGAGTAGGAGTTTACCTTGGTAGATGTGCTAGCGGGAATCCACGCCAAAGATATTCAAGTTCTATAAGCAAAAAAGGAAAGTACATTTTCTTAGGAACATTTGCAACTCCAGAAGAAGCAAGGGAAGCTTATAATAAAGCTTCAAAGGAAGAATAAATGCTAGGGTTCCCTTATTTCGGCCATGGTCTCATCAAGACGTACAACATCGCTTTTGGTGCCCTTTTCAGCAACGTTTGGATTCAGCGCAGATCTCGGGCGGGGGCCGAGCTTGCGTACTTCAAGGTGCCGCTTACCTACGGCTCCAAAGACAAGATGCTGATTCAGATTCAGCAAGATCCGAGCATCCAAAAACCATCGGCTATCGACTTGCCGATGATGTCTTTTGAGTACAACATTGTCGGATATGATTCGGAGCGCAAGCTTAACAAAACCAACACTATCATCGGGGGCCGCTCCAACACCGGGGGCGTGCTCACAACTCTCAATCCTGTCCCTTACAATATCGCTTTTCAGCTTTATGCTTATGTAAAGTTTGAGGAAGATGGGCAAAAGATTGTCGAGCAGATTCTTCCCTTCTTCACTCCCGACCTTACCCTACAGATGACTCTTGTTCCGGAGCTTAATGAAGCCGGCATCCGAGACATTCCTATCATCTTGAACGGCGTAAACATGGAAGACCGCTTCGAAGGTCCGCCCATCGACCGCCAAGTCAAAATTTGGACTTTCACCTTCACGATGCAAGCATACCTCTTTGGTCCGACCGTCGATAGACCGACAATCAAGTTTGTGAACTTCAACTACATCCCCTATGGGGGCAACACCAGTCTTGTCACTGAAAATGACATGCGAATCATCTTCACTACTCAGCCGGGACTTGATGCCAACGGTAATCCCACAAGCAACGTCAGCATCTCTATTGACCCTCATCTGATCAATTTCGACGACAACTTTGGATACGTTTTCATCGTCGAAGACCCGACGATAAATGCCGGAGAACCGCATGCCCACTACAATCCTCCGATGTTCTCGGGGCCAAGTCAGACCCAAATTCTTCAAGACTTCCTTTATACTTTACGGGGAGGATTGCCTGACAGCACGACTCTTGATGCTTTGACGGGGGACTTAGAAGGAACTGTGACGTGATAGAAGATGGAGACTGGGAAGATGACGATAATGATAAGGCAGTTGAAGCTCTAAAAGAAATCATCAATCCGACGCCCGAACCAACTACTGAATTGGTTGTGCATGTCCCGGAAATTGAAGATGATGCCGAGTTTGCCCGGCAAGCTATCCGTCGAGCGGTAAAGTATGCCGAAGGCGCTGTAAAAGCGGCCGGAGATGGCGTGGCTGCATCAGAGAACAACCCGAGGGCAACTGAGGTTCTTGTCCAAGCCATTAAAACCATGGCCGAAAATGCCAAAACTTTGATGGATACCAAAAAGGTTGATGTTGAAATAAATAAGACCAAAGAACTTAAAGACAACACCCAAGTTATAAACAACAACTTGTTCGTTACTCCGGCCGAACTTCTGAGGCTTAGGGAAGAGGCCGAGGAAAAGAAGAAAAAAGATGGGTCATCACCGAGTTAAAATTGACCCCAGCTTAGCTAAAGCTCTCCTTTCCGTTCACGGGGGAGAAACTACAGTTTTCAAAGGTCTAAAGCCCGATGATGTCAAGGGGCTTAAGGACACTGCTAAGCATCATGGGTACATGCCCCCAAAAGCCATGTCAAAGAAGCCAATCGAGGCTTTTCATAACTTCTTACAGCGCCGAGGAAAAGTGTTCGAACCCAAAAAGCTCACGAATGAGGAAAAACAGGTTTTTCATGAGGCGCTGCGTAAGTCGGTAAAAATCGTCCACAAGGCCGTTCGGGGAGCGCCGGGGTCTATCCCCGACTCAAGCGGCGGACCGGCTGTGGGGGCTGGAAATGCAGTAGGGATGGCTGAGGATTCGGCTTACCCAATGATGACCAAATCCAAAGAGCAACTTCATGACATTGCTCGGAAGGCAAAAGCATCGGCCGACACCTCTCATCGGCGAACGGACCCGGAAGTCGCCAAGTATTTTGATAAGGAGCACGAAAGAGCCCAATCCGAATTGAAAAGGCGACAAGGGGACAAACCTTGGTGGGTTAAGGAAAGCAGTCGGTATGACGAAGGATTCTTCCAAAAGTTAATAATGCGCACTCAAGCCTACATTAACCGCCCTAAAGTGCCTTCAAGGGCACAAGAGCCCGCTCAAGCTCCAGCTGCCCCAGCCAAAAAGAAGCGGGGCCGCAAGCCCCTTGACCCGGAAGTAAAGGCTAATCGCAAGGCATCTCGGGAAGCGTTTAAGCACTCGCAATCCCCCCAAACCGTTTACCACAAGAAACTCCAGGCCGCCGATTACTGGAAAGACTATTCGGACGATGAAATAGAAAAATTCGCAAACTCCCCGAATGTAAGGCGCAAACTAAACAAACCAATGGAAAAGGGTAAAGAGAAGCAATCAAAAACTGTCAATAGACCCCTTGATACCGATTATGACAAGATTTTTGATGAAATGGGTCTCAAAAAGAAAAACGAATCCTGGCATCCCTTCCGGAGCATCTCCAAACTTCCGAAATTCGCAAATGTGAAACCAGTTGCGAACAAAAGCGCAAAAAGCGGTCCAGGATTTTTTAAGGGCACCTATCGCTCGGCAAGTACAAACCCCATCGGTAATATTGGACATTGGTTGATCAATATTTTCAAACAGGCTCACAAAGACGCCGTGAAGGCGATGCAACCCCCAAAGAAAAAATGATGAGCCCCCTCTGAAATGGGCATCTCTAAAGGTTATCAAGGAAATCCTAATCTTCGCCCAGCTGGCATTCCCCAGCAATGGACCCCCGAACAATGTATTGAATGGAATAGATGTTATGACGACCCCATCTATTTCATCGAAAACTACATGTATGTTAAGTCTAAGGGCAAAAGAACAAAAATCAATCTTTACCCTTGGCAAAAAGATATTGTCAGAGACTATCAGAGTCACACTAGCACTATTGTAGTAACGGCTCGTCAGGCCGGAAAGTCTACCACCACAGTAGGATTCATCCTCTGGTACATCCTTTTCCACTCTACCAAAACCTGCGCCATTGTGGCGAACAAGGAAATGGTGGCCTTCGAAATGATTGGCCGCATCAAGTATGCGTACAAGGACATTCCTTTATGGCTCCAGCAGGGAGTTGTAAAATGGGATAAGGGAAGGATCGACCTCGAAAATGATTCACTTGTATTTGGCGCTGCTACTTCTCCAGATAGTATCTCCGGGTTCACTGTGGATTTTCTCATGGTGGATGAGGCGGCCAAAATCGAAAACTGGGCCATGTTCTGGCCATCGACCTACGGAACTCTTACTTCGAATCCTGAGGCGAAAATTGCAATGATTTCCACGCCTCTTGGTATGAATCACTTCTATCAATTCTGGCAAAACTCCGATAGAGGCGATTGCATCAAGTATCGTCGGGACCGAGATAGTTACAACGATTTCCACGGACACCTCATCACTTGGAAGTTGGTACCCGGTCGAGATGAGAAATGGCGGCGGAAGGCCCTCGCCGGTCTTGGATTCGACGAAGACAAATTTGCTCAGGAACAGGAAGGCGAGTTTATTGGTTCGTCCGGAACTCTTATCTCTGGATGGAAGCTCAAGGAACTTGCCGAAGATGTGCGGGTGCCCTCTGTATTCACCGCTGGCGTCAAGCAATATGAAGCAGTAATCCCCAAGAACAAGTACGTCATCATTGCCGACGTGTCCGAAGGTAAGGGACTTGACTACTCCGCCGCCCAGGTTATCGACATCACATCCTTGCCTTATCGGCAAGTGGCCACTTATCACGACAACGGCATCACCCCCTATGAGTATGCCACCGTGCTTGCCAAGCTCGGGCGGCATTTCAATCTGGCTGATATCTTGGTCGAAAACAATAACGCCGGGGGCATGGTAACAAATACTCTTTGGGAAGACCTTGAGTATGAGCACCTAATCTTCACAAAGCCGGGCCAAAAGAAGGGCGGGCGGGCCAGGGCTGGATGGGATGTGGCTCTTGGGGCCATTGATGGGGCCGAAGCCGGAATCAAGACGACCGTCTCTACCAAGACGGCCGGATGCAACTTGCTCAAGCACCTAATCGAACAAGACAAATTCAAGTTGGTGGATTCTCAGACTGTCACGGAACTTAACACCTTTGCTCGCCGGCAAAAAGCTGATGGCACCTACATGAATGTGTATGAAGCCGAGAAAGGTCATCATGACGACCTTGTGATGGGACTGGTGCTGGCCGCTTGGCTATTCGAGACTGACTCATTCAAGCACGTAATCAACACCTTAGCCGAGCTAAAGGACAAGGGCGAGTCGCTTTCCGATGAACTTGCCCCGTTCATGATGCATGCCGATGGTCACAATGATACGTGGGATGATACTAGGGCACTTATGATGATGAAGCCCGAAGAAGAAAAGAAAGAAAGAATTTGGGAGTGGCCGTCTACTTGGAACCCGGCCGGAGACCACTTCACCTCGGAAGAAAGAGAAAAAGCCCTAGAAAAAATCCGAGAAAAGGTTAGCAAGGAACAACGGGCCAAGCTTTTCCCGTTTGGTTGATGGCGCTCCCGACAGGATTCGAACCTGTAACCCCCGACTTAGAAGGTCGGCGCTCCTCCATTGAGCTACGGGAGCCCGATTACTTCACCCTAATATCTTCAAGGGCGTCTTTGATTTCTCGTACTGTTAGGGTGCCGAGAGCATTTTCCCGATGAACACGTTCCATCCGAGCCCGCTCATAGGTTACAGAGGCGTGGCGAATGTCCTGAATAATCATGGCGATGGTTGTGTCGTCGATGCCGTAGGTACGCATGTCCACCACGGCTTTGCGCAAGGTGGGCTCAGCAAAGAAGTCCATGTTATCTTTGATCACACTTTCTCCTTTCGCATTCAGTCATACACGAAAAGTCGAATGCGCTGCGCAACATCGGATGGGTGCACTTTCTTGGTGCCACCAATCCACGCATAGCCCACGAAACTGAAAAGCCTCTCGGCATCATCATAGGAGATACCGAAAAGTTTGGCTGCCGCAACGAAACCATATTCGCCCTCAAAATGAGGTCGGACACCTTCAGAATAGCATCCGGTTGGCATGGTCTCGGGCTTCATGAGGGTAAGGCCCAACTCTTGGAAGTATGGGTCTTTGGCCGCATGTCCGATGGCACATGCAACGGTGCCGCATGAATCTTGCCATCGATGGATATTGAACTCTTCAACCTTGATATGGTCAAGAAGGTCGGCAAGCTTTAGGAGGTGGTTTCTGTACATTTTGATTCCCTCCATAAAAACTTTCGGTCGATGTATTCTTTTGCGAAGTCTTCCGATAGAAATCCGGAAACTGTTGTTCGCCCATCAAGAGATGTGATTTTGAGATACACGTTTCCGATTCGACTGATTCTGAATCCCTTGTAGGTCATCTTTTATGTGCCCGAGTGAGAACCATTCCCCGCAAGCCAAACACGGCAGATGTTTCGGACCTATGTGTCTATGCCGAAATATCTTGTCCAACCGAAAAAATAGAAGCATTTCGTCGGCTGGACGCCAAGCCATGTTCCCTCGCTTTTGAAGTGTCTCGGGGCCGCAGCCCATCACAGCTCAGGGGTTAAGTCTTTGCCATATCGCCCCTGTAGCCCCGAGACAAGGGTCTACATAGCAGACCTTAGAGGCCATTTCAAGCCCGTCGAATGTACTCCAGAAGGCTGGTAGTCTTAAGAATACCAACCTCCATATCGGGTTCCCATTCGGCCATGGCTGTAGCCCAAACCGCCGCATTAACTAGAGTGCTAGTCATAATGGTAGCGGTTTTTTCATCACAGAAATAGTAAGAAGTTGTTATATCCTTATCTTCAATATCTTTTTTATAGGCAGAAATCACCAAATATTCGTCAGCATAGCCCTGGTGATAGAAGATAGTAGAACTTCCCAGGGACTTTAGCTGATGTACTTTTTTTATTTCATCTAAGGACAACCACAAGTAGGATATCTCCGCCGTTCTTTGCGACGGAGATATTTACTCATTTGTCAGGCGCTTTCGGGTGTCCTGCCAACCTTTCGGCTATGGTAGCCCCGATGAGCGAAGCGCCGGGCAAGAAGGAATCTCTCTCGGGGACTCATGTCCTCCATCTCCGGGAGCCACCACGCCGGGCGTTTGTCCAGGTAGGTGAGACCCGTGCCATAGCGAGGGCCGGGCTTCTCTTGGTGCACGTTGCTCTTGTTGCGGAGCGGAACATAGGGATAGGCGGCTTCAAGGTGTTCCATTCATCCAATCTCCTACTTGACCATCAAGATAGTTGTTGTTATCTCCAAGAGATGTCAAGGGGGAGCCAACAAAATGTTCTGGCGACAACCTTATTGGTGGTGGGACACGTGGCAAGAGGGGGAAGAGGAAGTGAAAGTAGAGCTTAAGGCGGAAGTTGTAAGACTGGTTAATCTATACGACCACAACGCCATCCTCGACGCCCTCAAAGAAGCCTTAAACACTAAGGCCGACTGGACTCCAGACGGACCCGAGAGGGACAAAATTTTGAGAGTGGTCCTGCGATTAGATGACTTGACAGTCACTAGTTCTTGAACTATATTCACGGCGAAAGGAATACCGCCGTGCTTCACACTCTACCCTTGGACATGAGACTAAGGTCTTGGGTGATGTCCGAAACAACAAAAGCAGCAAAGCCAAAAGATGATAAGCGAACAACGAAAAAAGCTTCTGGCAGAAAAAAATCGGGCAAACTGGATTCCGATTCTTCTATCTCTTGACAGGCAACTCTATCCCGATGCTCTTCTTCGACCTAACACAGACTTAATGTCAAAGAAAGAGCTAATGACGCACGCCAAGGATCTTCTCAAGAAGGCTTACTGCAAAAAGTCCATCTTGGAAGAAATCATCAAAACCGCCGAGCTAGAATTCTGGACGGACGGTAAAACCGAGGATTGGAGAAACCTGTGAAAATCGTGGCCGATATCAAAACATCGAAAATCCTCAATCCGGATTACTACGTCACCGGGCTGATGAAGAAAGAACACTCGACTGCTTCCCAACTGTTTTATCATTTTCGCAAGACAACCGAAATTGTGTTGTCTCAGGCTCTGGACGATGCCACAGTGGCTGGTCTCAGGATTGACGGAGAAGATGTGGCCGATGAATTCGCTTATGCAAGTGATGTAGTTGCAGCCTGTAGGCGGGCACTAGAAGCAACCAACCCCGAGGATATTCTTGAACAAGACAAGGATATGATTTGGGGGGCGACGTGGGCCTTTATTCTTTAACCGGCTTACCCCACATCTCGCACTTGCCAAAAACCTCGACATCAAGGGCTCCCTGTTTCTTAAAGTTCTCGGGGAGCCCTTTTTGTAGGGTCTCAAGTTCTTTGGTGCATTCCTCTACAGTTGGAAACTGTGTCGAGAACTCTTGAGATCCGGCGTGACGCTCGCCATTAAAAGTCCAAACAACAATAATAGACAGAAGAAAAACTTTCATCGGACCCTTTTCAAAATTGTGTTTAGAGTGAAAATTTGGGGGCCAAGATTTACAATTTCAAAAGCGATTGCCACAAAATATCCGGGAGTATCATCCCCGTCACTACCAAATTGGTCCCCTTCTTGGGCAGTTACTTGGACTTGAATATTTCTAGCCCGAGGCTCGTATATAAAAGCTTGTTCGATTGAAGACTGTAGAATGTCAGCCGTCATTTGATCAACGGGGTCGAAAAGACCATTCTGGACCTTCGACCCCTTGAGAGGCTGATAAGGCGCCTCTCCCAAATTCGTCAGCATAAGAAGGCGCAAAGACTGCCGTACAGCGGCGGCGTTTTTCTCGACATCAAGATTCCCCGATGTCGGATTTGTCTGAAACTGCCAATTTATGTCACTGTAGTAAACAAGCTGCTTAGAGGCAGCAGTAAACTTTTCTGCACGTGGCAATTTTACTTCTTCTTACGATTGGCCACACGATAAGAACCGTGGACGATAAGCCCGCCGACCAAAACGCCGATTACGAAAATCATTAGAGTCCTCCTGTTTTCTTTCGGTAGTCTTGAGCAGCCGAAACTGCCGTTTTATAAACAGACTTCACCAACCGTCCCATCGGATGCGCCGATAGCGCACTACTAACAATCCCCGACCCCACACTCTTAGCCACATGACCAGCCATGCCAAGGGTGCTCCCCATCGGCTTATTTTTGACTACGCCAGTGTTGTTTTTGAATGGGTCGGCCATCGGGAAACCATACTCCTTTTCGGATATTTACCCCCGAGCCCGTCGCCTTACGTCCCGCCGAAACTTCTGGTCTTTAAGCCACGCCCAAGGGCCTCCATCCAGCACCCACGCAATTCCCAAATATAGCGAGAAAAATCGGAAACAAAATATATCGAACCCAAAGAGGGAATCGTTGAAGAAGAGCCCCAATCATTTTTAATCACCCACCTGTTTCACATTGTTAATCTGGACATTGCCCTTTAGATTGAAAGAACTCTGTCCCTGCATTTGGATACTACCCTTGACCTTCATATCCATTTTTCCAGTCACGTTTACGTTATGGTCGCCCTTTACACCATGATAGGCGTTTCCGGCTGTGGCCGTCTTAGAGTTTCCCCCAACAACTGACTGAGAATGCCCTGCCGTGACTTGATTGCTGTCCCCGGCTGTCTCGATATGACTCCCCCCGTCCACATTGAAGCGGTGATGTCCGGCCACCTTCATATCATGGTTTTGATTGACGGTCATGGACATTCCGCCTTTCTTGTAATTGATGCTCTGTCCCACGCTAAAGTGTTTCATAGACCCATCCGGACCAATTTCGGAATAAGTCCCGGACTTGTGTCCAATAAAGATTCGCTCTTTTCCTGGGGTGTTATCAAAGTGAACTTCGTGCCCAGCTTCAGACACAAAAACCTGATTGTAAGGGTACTGGGGAGTACTTCCGTCTTCCTGGTGTCCTTTAGGAAGTCGGTTTTTTTGTCCTTGGCCGCCATTTTGGCCGCCCCCACTGCCTCCGCCACCACCACTTGCTGCCATCTTATCCCCCTAGAGACTTAAAAACTAACCAAGTACATCCCGCCATAAAAAGCGTGACCCCAAATCCGCCGATGATAATCCCAACAATCAGATTCGGCATTTTAGACCTCGTTTACATCCTGACCAATGATAGGGTCATTACCAGCTTCGGCAAAAAGCTCTTCAATCGAGGCTTGAAGGGCCTCGAATTCGGACGCTTGCTGCAAAAGCTCTTCGGAATTTGCAGTGTTTGCTTGCTGGTCAAGAGGGCTTTTCTTACTCTTCTTCTGAGACAAAGCCTTGAGCATCGCCCCAAGAGCCCCGGCACCCACTGATTGCACCATCGTTGGGTTGCCGTTCATGGACTCAAGTTTCTTGAGCATGTCCAGAGCCGGCTTGCCCACGGCCCCCGACTTATTCTGTCCGTTTAAGTTACGGATCGTATTTGTTGCGCTGTGAAATGGCATTTTCAGTAAACCTCCAAAGATTTTGTAGCAACTTCTGATATACTAATCTCCAGATAAATTGTAACCGGTCTCTGGTTTGGATGGGTCCACCTTATCGAAAGATCTTTAATCTCTCTCCCAACCAACTTCTCCAATCCCGAGATAAAATCCCTGGTCTTGGTATTATCCTTCAAAGAAGGACAGATTGTGGAAGTTAATCTAGATACTGGGTAAATTATTGGGACTTCCGAACCATCAAAAGACCTTACAACAGCTAGCTCTTGTCCTTCATCCTCATAAAGAGCCACTATTTTCAGTTTTGCTGATGTAGTAGCCGAATAGACGATATCGCCAACTTTCATTTTTTACCTCTTCAAACAAGTAGTCATTGTAGAACCGATTTTCTTCTCTTATTTCTTTGAGAAGAAAGGCACATGCTATATTCGGTATAAAACGATTTATGCCGGATATAGTATAAACTTCTCCTGTCCGAAGCCCAGTTGGGGCCACGACATTCGCTACAAGTCGAACTTTCGACCCTATCTTTATCCCCACTGATATGACCCAAGCGTCCAGGATTGTTCATCGCTATGTGGACTTTGGGTCATTCCAAACTGATTTTTAGCCTCATTTCTTGCATACGCCGGCACCGAATCATTTCCATAGTTATTGGATTGGCTGTCAAAGCGTTTGTAGGCGCCCCCTGTCTTCGGCGAGCGAGAAGCGATAGGCGAGTCATGATTGCGACCACTGGTGTCAAGTTGACCACCCCCGCTCTGGCCACCTTTACCAGAGCGCCCCACACCTCCAGTGTACATTAGTTGTTGCGAGCCATCGAGCATGTGGCCGATGACCACGGAATTCTCCATAGACCCGTTTTGGGATAGACCGATTCCACCTTGTAGAGGATTATTGTGCGAACCCTCCGGGCGAGCCCAAAGAAGTTGCTCGTCCGGAATGTTACCTTTATCGTTTTGCCAGCCAAAGACCCGAACCTGCACTCGCCCGGCTTCTTCCGGGTCCATGCGGTTTACAACAGTCATGATAAGCTGGCGGCCTCCACCACCCCCGTAGGAGTAATTTGGTGGATCAAACGGCGTGAATGGTGCGGTTCCGTGATTTTGTGGCATAGTAGTATAAGAAGAAGTTCTGGAATCGTTGGTGCCAAATATGTATGCTTGCTATATGTTCTTCGATAATCTTTATATCGTAGCCATAATAAGAAGCACACTCGTGATATTTACGCAGTCGCCAAGAAAGAAAGGAGGTTATCTCGTCTTCCCTAGCGTATGCTTCCTGTTTAGCAAACCAGATTCCGGGCTGGGTGACGGGGAAATCGCTGTCGTCTAGAATGCTTCCCCAAACGCTAAAGATGTGTCCGGCCAAAACATCAAAAGAGTGGACACTCTTCGGATATCTTGACGCCAGGATAGGATAAGAGAATTTGTGCCAGTACATCGAATTGATGCTACCAAGGAACTGGGCAGCCTTGTTCCGGCGCACATAAACTTCTTCTTGTTTTTTGGGTTCCCCTTCCTTAACAACCACCGGCTTTACCGGGGCACGCATAGTCGGCCGGGTCTTCCACGCATCAAAGTCGATGACCACACACGTCATGCCGCTGCAACCTCCAAGGCGCTTTGGGTAGCCGTGAAAATAGATACCGCACCAAACTCCCGGTCGTCAAGAGCAAAAGAGTGGGCAAGTTCTGTCACAAGGTAATCACCAGAAGCAACCGATGTCGAAGCATTTCCGCCCCCCTGAGGCGGAATAAGTTGCAAGGATACTCCCCCTCCTACGTCTAGAAAGAGTCCGCCCTGGACCGGCACCTTGACGATAAAGGTGCGTCCTCCCTTCATGGCCGCCGTCTGTAGCTGATCAGTGGTGGAATTGCTTAGGGGATTCTGGGCAGCGTCTTGCGAGGCCGAATCATTCAAGTGGTAGTTGGGTTTTCCCCCATTGCCACCCCCAACGCCACTCAGACCGCCAATACTTCCCATGCCCGTCCCCATCTTGTTCATGACTTGCTCAAGAGTCCGGATGTCAAACATGGACATTGCTTGCGAAAGGGCTCCGGCGATGGCCCCCACAGCACCTCTATGGCCGGGGGCGGCACATGTACCATTTGCCTTAGCAACAATCGAGATGATTGCGAAAACAGTATCGGTTTGGTCTTGAAGCCAGTTTACCCCCCAAGTAGTTTTCTGGATAAACTTGGTGCCTCCTTTTGCCCCCAAAAGAGAGCCAATGGTGGCAAGTACCATACTTGCATAAGACCTAAAATATACGGGATTTTCGGTAGTTCCCCAGCTGGAGTGGCGCTTAATGTCATCAATTGCGGTGAAAGGATTCTTTCCCGACACAACAAAACTTTCTTTGCTCAGCATCCCCGAGGATGCTCGCATCTGGAGCCCGCCCCCGATGTACTGACCATGGATAGCGGCGATGGCCGCTGAGCCCGGCATACCCTGGAAAGACTGCTGGACGATATTGGCCTTGTCCTTAAAGTATTCATTTCCAATCATATCGATTGTATACTTCTGCGAACGATTAGCCGGCTCCGGTTGCTCCCCTGTCATCGAAAGAAGCTTTAGGCTTCCGGCAAAAGTGACTCCTCCGCAATCCCACGAATATACAACTTCTTCTCCCCCTTGAATCGCCATACCCTCAATCAAGTTGGTCTCATCGTTGAGGTGCATCTTGCCGGTCAGATAGGGCTTGTGAATGGTGCCATAGACGTTGAACTCCACAACAAGAGTACGAATGTCCACCCCTTTCATAGTAAGAACTCGGGGGCGACACTTAGTAGTCTGAAAGCCAGATCCAAAAGCCATTAGCGATAACCTTTAGTTGCTCCAATTCCGAGAGTTTTTTGTTTTTGTTGATTGATTTTAGGAACCGGGGCGGGGCTTCCTTTCCTTGGGGCCAGCATTCCCAAGAGACTAATCCCGGTCGTCATGATATCCGCTTCTACAATTTCTCTTAGGGGCTTTTTCTTATTATAAGATGCCCAAGCAATCTTGAAAGGAGAAGAAGACCCTTTTGGAAACTTCTTTTTAAGTTCCAAAACCTGTTTCTCCCTGCCTGGGGGAGCGACCTCATTAAGTTTTATTGTCATGTGATTGCCCCGTTATTTGCTAGGTCTACCCGAAGTTGTTCGGCCGCTTGGGTCGCATAATTCGGGTCGAGAAGATAAAGAGAGCGTTTTGATGCGTTCTTTTGTTGCTCCCAATCATAGACACTTACCGGCGCCCAGAAACTAAACTCCTCAAGCGGAATAATTTCGATGACAAGTTCGTTGTTTGATATTTGCTGATTTGCCCCCGAAAACCAGCCGGCCAGATATAGATTATTCAGCCATTCGGTGTTTGAGGTGATGATGTTGGCTTCGGTGTTCCCCTCGACGTGGCGGATAAAGAGGGTGTTGTTGGCTGCATAAATCTGCTCAAGCTCGCACCGACCTACCTGTACCCCGTTGTTCCACATGAAGCAAAGCTCTGAGTCTTGGTAGGCAGCGGCATTCGCCACTTGCACCGCAACAATCATGTTTGTATCGGCCACCCAGTCAGCTTCTAACCGAGCATACTTTATCACTTTACCTTTCTGCCCAAAGACCGCCTGATAGTATTTTTTCGCTCCTTCCGGAATAGTATTTGCATAAAAGTCGGGAGAAATGGTTATGTCGTCATTTGCCCAGTTATTCGTATAAAATTTTGTACGCTGTTGTTGAATGTCGATGCCCCCATCATTCACATACTTGTCTCTCATAAAGGACTGAAAATCAAAATCAGTCAGAGGCCAGTCATACATCGGATCAATAATTCCGTTCACAAGATAGATGAGCCAATCCATGTAGGAATCTTGATAGTATCCGTAAGCAGTAAGGTCCGCCCTCTGACCTTCGGGTACGTCGTAGGCATAGAAAGCGGTTGGAAGGCTAGTAAGATCCGTCGTCGCCAAAGTGACTCGGCGAGTAATATCGACGCAATTTGCCCCGTTATAATTGATTTGCGGAAACTTCTGGAAATAATATTCGGACATTATTGTGGATTCGGGTTAATTGATGATGGAGTATTTCCGTGCTGAGAAGCATCCCACGGGTCATTGACTTCGGAGAAGTCATTCGTCAGCCAGTACTCGATTTCGATAAAGCGAGCCGACACGTCAACAATTACCGGTGAGCCGACATTATTTGTTGCGGGGTCGGGCCGATAAAAGGCCGGCTGACCTTCGGGGGCGTAGTTGGCTGTGAAAGTGGTTAGTACGGCCGGCTTAAACTTATACATCTGCAAAGGATTCGGAAGAATACCGATTCGCCAGATGGCAGGATATCCCCACACAGCTCCCGAGGGAGCAATCGATGGGCTCATCTGGCGCTGAAACATGCGGATAACTCTTCCGAGTTGAATCGCATCTTGAGGGGTGTTTGGCGAAAACTTCCACTGAAATTCAAACATCTTGTACTTCGGACCTTGAAGCAAGATGGTCAAGAACTGGTTTGGGGCAATTCCAAAGAAAGCCTGGGCCGCCTCGCCGAAGTTGATTCCCCCAACGTTTGGAGCAAAGGCGGCCCCTTGTCTTAGGAGAGATTGCAAAGAATCATTTACGCTCGCTGAAGAAGATACGGCGTTACGACTATTTCCTGGATCAAGGGTGGCGCCACTTCCCATGTGAAGACCTTCTCTCACTTTCTGCGCAATGTTAACCATTTCTCCAGTGAAAGTCCCAAGGGCCTTTTGGTCATACTCGACGTTTAGAGCATCAACCATCACCTGACTTAAAGGCAAAAAGATATTTCCAATTTCATTAAGCGGTCCCACTTCCAAAAGTCCAGCCCGAGAATACTGATTTATCTGAAATCTCATATAATACTTTGGGAAGTCGGCGGTCGGATAGAGCATCGTGCTTACCGACTGGAGACTAGAGAGGTTGTTCTGAATCGTCTGGGGGCTTGAGGGCGCCCCAATACTAACCCCCCCAACCGAGCCCCCCTGAGCTTGGGCAGTGGCCCCGCTCGTAAATGGACTAGCTCTGTTAAGGTTTTGCGGGGTACCTTGCTGAGTGCCAGAGGTTCCGAAAGGGACAAACGCCAATCTAAGTATCCTTTGATGAATTCCTTTTTATTTACATGCAGATGGCCAGAGAATATCACAAGGGTAAGTATACCCCCAAAAATCCGACGAAATACGTAGGCAATGTCCATAACATTGTATTCCGCTCCGGCTGGGAAGCAGAATTTATGAACAAGTTAGACCTAAACGAAGATGTACTTTCTTGGGGTTCGGAAGAAATTGTAATTCCCTACTACAATCCTGTAAAAGAGAGGATGGCCCGGTACTTCCCTGACATGATTATCCGCCAAAAGGAGAAGGATGGCAGCCACAGCACTGTCGTGGTCGAAATTAAGCCTCCGAATGAAATCACGAAGCCCGTTCGCAATCGTGGTAAAAAAGCCTCGACATACATGCATGAGTGTCTTACATGGATACAGAATCAATCCAAGTGGCGGGCAGCTGCCGATTGGTGTCAGAAACGTGGTGCCACCTTTGTAGTTGTCACTAAGAACAACCACAACAGGTTCGTGATTCTAACTGAGGAGCAAGCCATCCATGGCGGCCGATGATAGCGAGAGACTGCACAACCCCCTCCTTTTCGGGGGCGTGACGTATGACGAGCGGCGACGCATAATCAGCATGTCCAAGTTCCCCGACGCAACGCCTTGTCCGGGCTGCGGCAACAAGGTCTTTGAGTCAATCTGGTGGTCGAGCCGCATCCCATCTGAGAAAGACGAGTCCGTCTGGGATTGGTGGCATACAGTGTGCCTTTGGAAGAAAGTCTATAAGGAGGACAATGCCAAAACCGCCGACTAATGACTTTCAAGGCACCGAAATAGAGAAAATTCGCCGGCTTTTCAAGACAAAAGCCGGCAAGTCTCTTCCTTCCGTCAGTAAGATGGAAGCAAAAGATGTGCGGGAGTGGTTTACCCGCAACATGAAGATGTTGGCATCCAATGTCAATGTCAACAAAATTATGCGAGATAATCCCGAACGCCTAGTTCCTGGTAACAGGATTAGTTCCCGTACTCTTGGCATGATGATGATGTGGTTTTACGACCCAAAACACAAAAAGACCCTTCCATACTATGACCGGCTTCCGGTCGGATTCATTGTCCAGCTAGCCCCTCACGGCTTCTATGCCATCAACCTGCACTACCTAAACCCCCAGGATAGAATGCGGCTATTTGCCGCACTTATCGACATTGGGGGAAGTCGCATCGGCGAGCAGCGGCGCCTCTTGCTCACCTATCGCCTCCTAAAAGGCGCAGCTCGCACCAAACTCTTTCGCCCGTGTTTCAAGCGTTACTTGGCCAATCACGTCAAAAGTCGTTTCTATATTGTGCCGCCCGACGAATGGCATATTTTCCTGTCTCTACCAAATGTCGAACGCTTCGAAAAGGGCGGCGGGGGCAACAAAGGCAATTTTGGCGGTTCTATCAGTAAATACCAGATATGGTCTCAATCCCGAAAAAAGGCTGATATTTCTTAATGCCTCTTGGATTTAATATCCAGCAATTTATCGATATCATAAATGCCAAGGGCGGTTTTCAAAGACCGAATAAGTTCTTGGTGACTATAAGTCCGCCTCAAGCCATGATGGGGCAAATCACTAAGGCCGGAGTGCAAAGTCCGGCAAGTTCGCAAAGCCAAACTTTTACGGGCCAAAACCTCCTTCAACAATTGCATTTTTGGTGTGAGGGGGCTCACCTTCCCGGTGTCATTTTGATGAGTCAAGAAGTGAATCGCTATGCCTATGGTATTCCGGAAAAAAAGCCTTTCCGGGCCGGATTCCAAGACATGGGGCTTATCTTCTATGCTGACGGCCAGATGGAAAACTGGACATTTTTTACAAAGTGGTGCCAGCTCGCAACCAACTATGATATGAGCGGAGGTACTCCAGCTCCGGCCACTCACACAAGAGTTGTAGGCGGCGCTCCCCAACCCCAAGATCCCTATGAAGTCAGTTACAAAATTGATTATGAAGGAATGGTGCAAGTCACCCTCTTTGACCAAACCGGCCAGCAAACCTTGAGCGTAGTACTTCGGGATGCTTGGCCGATTTTCGTCAGTGACGTGAATTTGCATTGGGCCGAAAACAACCAATTCATGCGATTTGGGGTCTCAATGAACTTCCGAGATTGGTACATCGGCGGAAACCCATATAATACTATGGTGCGGCTGACCTAACTACTTTTTGAGCCATTAATAGCCCACGAAGGGCCTTCATGCTTCATTTATAGACCAAAGGTGGAAAATGCTTCCTAAGATTCAATACCCTCTTACTGACCTGACGCTCCCAACTAACGGCAAAATTCTGAAAGTCCGACCCTTCCTGGTAAAGGAAGAGAAAATTCTTCTAATGGCAAAGGAAGCGGCATCGGCCGAAGGGGCCAACTATCAGAAAGAAGTCCTGCGGGCCGTTCAACAAATCGTGCAGAATTGCGTCCAAGAAAAAGACTTTGATGCCGAAAAGTTGGCCATGGCCGACTTGGAATGGCTATTCCTGAAACTACGAGCAATCAGCGTCGAGAATGTCGTCAAAGTCTCTTATCGGGACCCAGAAGACGATAAGGTCTATGATTTCAGCATTAACCTGGATGAGATTCAGGTGGATATGACTAAGGTTACGACCTCGGTTATCGATTGCGGGAGCGTGAAGCTGGGAATGCGCTATCCCCGAGCCGCCCTATTCCTTGGAGACGTGCCAAAGAACGGCACCGAAGAACTTGAGCGCCTTCTAAAGCACACCATCTCCCATATCGAGGAAGCGGGCGGAAAGAAGTACGATTTGGCTGAGGTAAAAACCGAAGACCTGCAAGAATTCATCGAGTCAATCCCCGGCAAAGCTCTTGAGGATATCAAAAAGTTTTGGCAGGGCGCCCCAAATCTAAAGCATGAAATCAAATACACAAACTCTAAAGGTACCGAGCGTTCGATTGCTCTGACTTCGCTATTTGATTTTTTCTCTTTCTAATGTGCCATCAAAGCCTCCAGAGTTACTTCAGTTTATTGCATAGCTTGTCTTATCATCACAAGTATTCAATAACTGATCTGGAGGGCATGATGCCGTGGGAGCTTAATGTTTATGTCGCTATGCTCCAAAAAGAACTCCAAAAAATAGAAGAAGCTCAGTCAGCTCCTAAGCAACAAATTCCTCAGCCGACATTCCAAGGGGCCGTTCCCGGTCTTACTTGGTAAATATCGTGTCATGAGCACGATAGGAAGATAATGCCTTTTTGGGGTAATCTTGGAAGATTTGCGCTTGGTTATACCGCCGCTCGTCTTTCTCAGTCAGTAAGTCAAACCACAGCCGGCTCTCTGTATATGCAGGGCCGGAATATGTGGAACGCCGTGTCCTCTGTACGGGAATCGCTTGTCCCTGAGAGACTGACTAACTCTATTTCAAATGTTGGATTTGGACTTAGCACCTTCCAGCCGGCTCGCCTTCCTCAAAATTTGCATCCGGGCGGGGTCACGGATATCGAGGAGGTTGATCATAAGTTTACCGGGGCCTACAACAACCTTCTAAAAAGTCTTCGCCAAAATAATCAGGCGATTGCAAAAAGCTTGTCCGAGCATAGCCGGGCCATTCAGATTTTGCGCTCCGATGTCGCCGGCCTTAAGCGCCAACAAGACCGATTTGAAATGGCTTTCAACCGCATGCGGTATGAAGGCATGGGTCAGGGCGGCGTACAGTCTCTTGGCTCTATGGGTCAAATGGGCGCCTTTGGAGGCATGGGCGGGGGCATTCAATATGGCCAGAATCACCCATGGCTTCATGCGGCAGCAGCTGGATACGGACTTTATAGAGGGGGCCGGGCAGCGGCTGGAGGGGCCGCCAGGGCTCTTGGGTTTCGGGGGGCAGCACGGGCCGGGGCAGGTTTTCTTGGGCGTCTAGCCGGTCGAGCAATCCCCGGTATTGGCTTAGGTCTTCTAGCCTATGATGCCTTTGGCATCGGCCGCAACATGTACCATGGCCAGGGATTTGGCCAAGCTCTCGCCAACCAATTTGGTTTTGGGGGAGCATATCCAGGAGGCGTGCCGTCTAACGCCGGGGGCGGATGGATGGGCGATGCTCCCGGCACCATTCGAGGCTATGGGGGCGGATTCCAGGGCGGACAGCTGGGCAACTATGGCTCATCTATGGGATTCCAGGGATCTTTCTCTGGTCATGGGGGGAACTCAAAAGACCAAGAAAAGGAAGCTATCGAGGGGCTAAAGAAAATGCTCCCCGAAGTCTTAAAAGATAAACTTGAAGTCGAAAGACTTGAATTTGTCTCAAAAGGCAGCATGAAGTTTAAGGCGGCCGGTCAATTCGTCATTCGAGGAAGTGAAGTTCTTATCTCAGCCGGCACCGTGACCATTGATACCCAGAATCTAAAGCTTTCATCAGGGGCCATCCAACAACTTTATAGCAAAATGAATATTGGGGCGGCGGTAGACCAAAAAATCAAAGCCCTTGAAAGCAAAATAGATAATCGCCTGAGAAATATGGGGAGACAGGGCGCCGAGCAAAGCTTTTCTCAACAGAGAGAGGCTGAGAGTCGTCGGTTTAGTTCGGCCGAGGGAGCCCAAAGACAAAATCTTCGTTCTCGCCCATTTTCTGCAATTCAAGAACACGTTCGACCACACGACAATCGTCATTCCCAAGCCGAGCAAAGATATCGAGACAACTTCCGTTCTCGGCCATTTTCTTCGGTTCAAGAACATACTCGACCTTCAAGTTTAAGAGACAGACTAGCGGAGGTAGAGCAACAATACCGGGACAACTTTCGCTCCCGGCCCTTCTCATCCGTCCAAGAAACGGTAAGACCATACGATTCGAGAATGCAAGACGCTCTTTCTCAAGAGCGAGGCTTTCATGGTTCGGGCTATGGTCGCCAAAGTTCTCCAGGTTCGGGGCTTAGCCGAAATAAGGTAGAAGAAGCTATTCGCCGTTTTGGCGGACCTGAGAAAGTCATGGAAGCTGTTCGCTCCATGGGATGGAAGCAAGCTGTAAGCCTTATCTTCCGAGGAATTGGTGTCACTTTGGATGTCGTGATGGTGTTGCAAGCCATCAAAATCATTGAAGAGATTCTTCAGGCGTGGGTACCTGAGCAATACGGAGGAAAGGAAGGACCGAACTACGGTAAGGTACCTTTGCCTCCTCAAAATCTACAAGAGATGTTCAGTCCTCGGATGGGCAGTGAACACGACCTTCGCCGAGACCTTGAACAACGACTTGGGATAAAACACCATAACTTGCATGGTCGTTTTGCCAATCACTTAAGAAATCGAGGATTCTCTACTGGAGGGAGTTTTGGGGCGGAACGGCAACCCAACAAAGGTTCCACCCAACAAATCACTCCCCCTTCTGTTATGCAGCGCCTCAAAAACTGGTGGGGCGGGGGAAGCCGCAACCAAACATCTTCAGCGCAGCGCCATCATAACTTACATGGTCGTTTTGCCAACCATCTTAGAGAATATCAAAATAAAATCAGCCCCGAACAATCGGGTATGGGGCCGCCTGATCTATATGGCTCAGTAGCTGGAGGAACCCAGCTTGGAAATTACGGGGCAAGCATGGTGTTTGGACAGCCAAACACTGGCCGAAATGTGCGTCCAGCTCCCGGATCTGGATATACTACTCCCGGCAGCACCGTAAACGATATTGGTTATGGGGGTGGTATCGCCGGAAGAATCGGAACATCGGGGGGATTTGAACCCTATGGCAGCGGCGGGGGAGGATATTCCGGGGGCGGGGCAAGGTCTCCTCAGCAAGGCTCAAACGGCGCTATCAGTGGCGGCGACAGAACTTCCGGGGGCACCGACCTTGGGTCGGGGGGCGGGGCCGCATATCTCGCCCAGCGCCGACAAAGATTCCAGCAAGAAATAAATGGCGACCCCGAACTACGTCGGAAGTTAGCTAGACTTATCCAGGCAGAAAACCCCAGGGCGGGTACTGCTGTTATGGAAAGCATGTTCAATCGTCTTGAGTTGATGGAGCAGCAGACTGGTCAAAGAACTACTATCTCCGATTACTTAAATCGTTCGGGCCGGAATCAGTTTTATGGTCCTATTCGAAGGGGTGCTCTTCCTAATATCAACGAGCAGCAATATAATCGTTACAGCGGAAATATTGATGAAGCCTTAAGAGGTTCAAATCAAATCCGAGGGGCCACTGATCAAGGATCTGGAAACGACCCCAACGTAAGACATCAGGGTGGTCGAGTTTCAATCGGGGGAGAAACCTTTAACGACTTCGGCGGCGTCCGAGGCGGTCACGCAGCCTCGGCCCGATTCCGAGAAAACCTGATGCAAGGTTATAACCAAGCCGAAAATCAGATAGCACAGCAATCAGGAAATCAAGGCAGAGGACAAGGGGGCCAGCAAGGTGCAGCGGCCACTACTGGGACATCTAATGCTTCGGTGATTGAGGCAATGCGCAGCGGCAAACCTTTAACCGGCGCTGCCCTTCAACACGCAACTAGAATGATGGGATTCCAGGGCGGTGGGCGTGGCGCCGAAATGGAACAATTTTTGCGGGGCGCCGGTGGCACTACCCGACATGCTTGGTGTGCTGACTTTGTGCGTTCCTGGTTAAAAGATAATAACGTCGATATTCGAGGCACAAACTCGACAGCCGCCTCTTTCCGTAATTGGGGACAAGCAGCCGATGGTACTCCCCGCACCGGCGATGTTGTCTATCGGCCTCGACAAGGGGGCACAGGCCATGTCGGCGTTCTTGTCCAATCCGAAAATGGCTTAGATGTTCTTCAGGGTAATAATCTAAACAGATATCCTTATAGACCAAATCAGTGGACCGATGTTCGCCGAGCAACACCAGAAATGTTGCCGCAATCGGCTCCCGGAAACGCCCCGTCTCTTTCTCAAAATCTTTCTCAAAACCAAGGAAGCGGGCAGCATAATCTTAATGGTAACTTTGCCAACCACCTTAGAAATGGTCGAGCACCACAACAAGATGGCTCTTCCCCGCATACCGATACCGGAAGTTCCCCGACTCCAGCAACCGTTACCCCTCAGTCTAATGCCGGGTCAATCCAACCCGGTCAAGTTGGGCCAGCTCTTCAAAGAGCGATGGCTGGAAACCGTGATGCTGCCAAAGTTTACAGAGATACCCAAGGCACTCCTGACACCAAAGGCCATGAAGCAATCCATGCTCTCTCAACACCGGGCAACGCCGGAGGGGGACTATGGACCGCTAACGGATATATTCCTTTCGTAAATCCTGATAATAAACTTAACCTTCCTAGACCAGATTCTCTTGTCAAACGAGAAGCTTTTGGGATTAGAGGCCAGAATCTCCAATTTGACACTTACATGGGGCAAAGAAGTTCGGCATCAGCCCAAGATCTTGGGGGCGGACTCCTTGATGAAGTAAACGCCTATACTCACGACCAGCACTTGCAAATGGACGCCGGCAGCAAGCAAGTAAATGCCGGAGGCTTCCTTGGAAATATGGCATTCACAGCTGAGTACATGAATAGGCTGTCCCCAGCCCAGCGTGCCCAACTACGAGACCAGTATGGGCCTCAGATGAATCAAGTTATGACAAATGCCGAGCAATCTCTTGCTCGCTCGGCGCCCAACCAAGCAGAATTTCAGGACCAGCCGTTTCGTCAATATCTTGGAAATCCCAAAAACCTTTCAGGCATCAATGATGTTATTGGAAGAAACGTGAATCTTCCTGACCTATCTCATCCTAGCGGGGCTCTACAAGGGGATGTTTCGGTTCAATCCATGGAAGGTCATGATCACACTGGTCATGCCCACAATCGAACGGGGTCTTCCGAGGGCGCCCAGGCGCAGCAAGTCCAGTCGGCCGGAGGAAGTTGGGGACAACGACTTCACGGAGATTTGATGAGAGACTATGGCCTCTCAAGTCATCAAGCGGCGGGCATCGTCGGAAATCTGCATCATGAGTCCGGAGGATTCCGCCAGATGCAAGAACAAGGACAACGCTCGGGTCGGGGGGGACTTGGTATCGCCCAGTGGACTGGGCCTCGACGCCGTGAATTCGAAAGTCTGGCCGCCCAGCGTGGCCTAAGCACGTCTTCTTATGAAGGCAACTATGCGATGCTTCGTCATGACCTCGACGGGAAGTACAAGAATTCTATTGCGGCAATTCGTCGTACCGGAGATGTGCAAAGCTCTACAAGTTCTTTCATGAATACTTTTGAGCGGCCCGGTGTGCCTCATCTAGATCGGCGTCTTTCGGCCGCCCAACGTTATGCTGGGGGAAGAGGCGGGCAACAAGTAGCCAGCGCCGAGCCCCAACCTACAGCTCGCCGGGGACGGCGAGGAGAAGGGGGTACTCCCCAACAAGTTCAAGCTGACCATTCAGCCAGGGCAGCGCCTCATAATGCTCAAGCTCATGGTCGAGCGGCGGCGGGGCAAGGACAACAAAGACGCCAGCGCCCAGCGAACCA